ATGAGCACATCAACATTTAATGGTGTTAAAGGATTTAATATGAATTTTGATGGTGCTTGGATTACTGGTACATATAGTGGTACACAACCAAATGTTCAAGGGACTTTTGAAGCGTGGATTTATGCTGCAGCGTCGGAAGTAACATCAGGAGACAGAGGAACAATTATTTTATTAACAGGAAACTGCGGACAATATATGAGTTGGAACAAATCCAATCAATATTTGTCAACCTATTGGTATTGTAGTAGCGCTGATGGGTATCATGAAACAAACGGCCCTTCTGCAAGAAAAACATGGCACCATTGGTGTACTGTTTGGGATGGTAGAGCTGGTAGATTGTATCAATATGTTAATGGAACTTTTGTTGGAACAGCAACAACAACTAATGGGGGCGCATCCGGATCAAACTTATCCATAGGACGAGAAGGTTCATCAAGACAATTTAGTGGTAGTATTGCTGAAGTTAGAATTTATAATAGAGCATTAACCCCAACTGAAGTTTTACAAAATTATTTTGCAACAAGAGAAAAATATCATGGAATAACCAGAGGTTTACAAGCTTGGATTGATCCAGCGTCATTGGCTTCTTATCCAGGTAGCGGAGCGTCCATGACAGACTTAAGTGGTAATAGTAGAACATTAACACTTTACAATGGATACTCATATAGTTCAAGTAATGAGGGTATAATTAATTTTGATGGTGTTGGTGGTATGGGAATTTTTAGTGGTAGTGCTCCCGATTTTGCGTGGTCCCCTAATGGTGCAATTGGTAGATCAACAATGACAATTGAAATGTGGGTCAAATCAACAGATACCAATGGTGTATTTTTCACAAAACCATGGAACGGATCAGGTCAATATAATATTTGGATATTTCCTGGTTCTTTTTATTTGTATGCTGGTTCTACCGACAATAGTATATCATTTGCTAGAAATTTATCAAATAATACTTGGACACATATTGTTTGTTGGGCAAATTCATCACAAATGGGTTATTACATAAACGGTGGTGAATTTAGTGGTTCACAAAATCATAACATTACAGGTGATGCACCATCATCAGGTAATGCTAACGTTGGTGCAGGGGTGTTTACATTATATCCTTATGGTTCATGGGGAGGTAACACAGGATTTAGTATTGATGGACAAATGGGTTTATGTAAAGTATATAACAGAGTTTTATCTGCAGACGAAGCAGGTCAAGCTTTTAGAACACAAAAAGCAAGATTCGGTTTATAATGAGTTTAATAATAGGTGGAAATAGTATACCGGCATCAAGTGCCAATTCTGGTGGAGAAATTAGATCTTTTTATAATTTTCCTACAGATGGGTTGGTAATGGATTTAAATGCCAACAACTACCAAGGAAGTTCATCTACTTGGTGTGATTCAGTGTATGGCATGTGTTTCAATTCAAGAAATAGTGGAGAACCCTATACTACTACCCCAACACCGAAAGTGTGGGTTAATAGTGTGCCAGCAATAGCGTTTAATGGTCAAAGTTGGTGGGAATCTGCTAACTCAACAATGAATAATAGGGTTGATTTAAGAGGTGCGTTTACATTAGTTTTAATTTATTGGTTTCCATCTAATAGTGCAAGACATAATTTATTTGATAAATCTGGGACATCTTATGCATCATATCAACAAGAATTGGCGTGTACTTGGGAAGTTGCGAACACTATGAGTTGGTATAGAGCTGGTGGACAAGAAGGAACATATGATTATGCTGACACTAAAACATATACATTAAATCAGTGGAATTTTATTGCAATTAAAGGAAACGCAAATCACAGCACAGGATTTTATTATACATCATCATCTGGTTGGGTTTCAAATTATACAAGTAGAAGTGACACTAATATTTTACAAGCATCAACAGTAAAAATAGGTAATGGTTATACCGGTATCATGGAGGTTGGATATCTACATTCATGTATGGTATGGAACGTTGATTTAAATTCAACAAGAATAAACGAGGTCTATAATTATTATAGTAACCTATTTAACCAAATGGGGGTAACATTATACGCATAAGATATGTCAATATACATCGGTTCATCACAGTTAGGTACAAGGTCGTTTGATTCTTCAGGAACATCAAACTACACGTTGATATTAGACGGATCTACAGCAGAAAAAGCGGCTCCATCAGCTAACTATTTGAAATTCAATGCAGGAATTTCAACAAATGGAATGTACTATCTTAATCCAGGTGGGTTAGGTGCTAATTTATTTTATGTGAATTTTGATTTCGATTCAACAAGAGCTTGGGTAATGGTTATTGCAAACAGACAAGGAACTGGTGCTGTCGGAAGTTTAACATATGCGAATGCAACTAATCCTGTAATTAATACTGTTGGTACTTATAATTCAAGTTTAGGGTTTAATCTATGGGTTGGATTACAGTACTGGCCGTATCTAGGTAACACTATTTGTCAATATGTTTCATCATCAGCAACCGGATTATCTGGTTCACACAGTAAGAGATCAAGATGGAAATTTAGTGGCTGGTCATCCACATATGCGTTTTTATATCCTAGAGGAATTGTCAACGATGTAGGAGGATCAACACCAGGACTATATGGGTATCATGCAACAAATGGTTATTCGTTAACAACATATGATAATGACCAAGACGCATACGGTGCAAACTGTTCAACTTCTTATGCAAATAATCCTTGGTGGTATGGTGCGTGTTGGGATGGAAACTATTTTGGTTTTGATCAAAGTGGCGCGGTTTATTGGTCTGGCTCTAGTGGTGATAATTATCCATATGGTGCAATATTTTTATCTTTTACAGACGTTTAAAATATAATATTATGAAAATATCATTAAAAAAAATTGATGAGGAGAAATTCGAAATAACAATAACTGACGGTAACAATACTGTATTTAATACTGGACGTTATTATAACTATATGGGTGAACAAATGGTTACCCCCGAATCAATAAATGACACAATCACACAACTATCACAATTGTTTGGTGAATTTAGTGAAGTTGAAAACGATTTTAGTATATGAGAATAGAAGAGGGTATAGATAAAGACGGACTTCAGTGTTGGTTTGTACTTGACGGTGCAGATCTTATTGGTATATATTACACATTACAAGAAGCACAAAACGTTGTAAACAATGGCTAGACAATTTATTAACATGTATCAAGATAATTCTAACTTTTCTGGTTATTATATTGTTGAATATATTGACGAAAATGGAGAAACTCAAAAAGATACGTTTGAAACAGACTTAGCAGCCCAGGAATTTTATAACGAAATTATATTAGAAAGAAACTCTACACAATCCGAGTAATTTTATCTACATTTTACCTATGAATAACATAGGTTTTGGTTTTTTTTGTTTTGGCGAAGAATATTACTACAAGGGGACCGCAGAAAAAATCAATAAAATTTTAGAAAACGGTTTCCATTGTTATGTATTAACTGAAAACCCCGAATATTTCCAAAAAAAATACACCCCATCATTTGTACATACAATAGAATATAATAGATCATTTAAATCGTATGCGGATAAAATGATCTTACCAAAATACATTTTGAAAAATCATGATGTTGTTGTCATGATTGACGCAGATACACATATTACCGATTATTCATTTATTAAAGACTTAAAAAACTATACATTTAAACCGGGTATAAGTCATACTGATACATTAGAAAACCATAAATGTAAAAAAGCTTGGGTCAAAGATTTAATTATGGCAAATCACCCCGAATGGAATTCTTATCATACTTATGCAAATAAAATATATCCTAATTATGGCGATTTCGCCACAATATGGGAATATTTTTTAGTAATAAATAAAAATGGATTTAATCAAGATGCTTTTTATCAACACTATGAAAAATTACAGCTGGCAAAAGAGTTTTCTGATTTATCCATGAATAAAGAAATAAACGGCGCCGGAGAAGGGATATCAATGCAGATCGCTGCCAAATTATCTGAAACTGAAATTAATAGAGATTTGGATCTATACGATTTATTAAAAGATAAAATGGTAAGTGTAAGTAGAAGATATACGAGACCAGAATTCTGGCCAGACTGGATGAAATGATAACGAACAATGAATATATTAGAAAGAACATCACTAACAATAATGATGAATCTGTACCTTATCGCTGGACACATGGGGCAACAGATTTACATATGGGAGATGGGATTGTTGTGTATTCTCTTATACAGCACATGAGAGCTAAAGTTTGTGTTTGTATTGGCTCTGGAGGTGGATATATCCCTAGAATCATGACACAAGCAAGAATAGATTTATATAACCAAAAAATATTTGATGGAAACAATGATTATAATTGGGGGGATATTGGTAGCACTTATCTTGTCGATGCATGTAATGGTGTTGGTGGCCCTAACGACCTTGAAAACGAATCCTCATTCTTTCGTAGCAAATTCTACCCGCGTCTTATTAAATCGACTTCAGTCGATGCGTATTATAATTTTTTTGTTAGACAAGATATTAAAATAGATTTATTATTTATTGATGGGGATCACTCGTACGAAGGAGTAAAACAGGATTTTGATCTTTACTCTAAACTTTTATCAGATAACGGTGTGATAGTTCTTCACGACACCGACTCAAGTTATGAAGAAACACTAATTGTTTCCGAAGACGCTAAGAAAGACTTCTACAAATTTGACGGGCCATCTAGGTTAGTAAAAGAACTTGAGAAAAACAATGACTGGAACTTGATTAATTTGCATAATTTTCGTATATTAATGGATAAACCATCGTCAAGTGGTATTACCATTATTAATCGAAAAAAATGATTAGAGCGCTTTCAGTTATAGGCCACGGAACAAATTTAATTCCGCATTTTATTGATCACTACTCTCGGTATGTAGACGAAATACAATTCGTTGTATATCAATCAGTTATACAACCATCTTTAATTGAAGAAGTAAAAGAAATCATAAAAAATCACAAAAATGTTAAGATTGTGAAAACAATTGAAGACAGGGTTTTTGATTGGGAAAAGGTTACCACATTGTACAATATGGTAAAATCAAAAAACCCAAATGACTGGTGGGTGATTGCCGATATTGATGAGTTTCATCTATATCCAAATGATGATTTAAAAAAATTAATTAGTAATTGTGAAAAATTTGGATGGGATCTAGTTAGAGGTGGATTTATTGATAGAATAGGCCCAGACGGTGAATTTTCTGAGCTAAAAGATGACGTTAGTATTTTTAAACAATTTCCTAACATGGGATTTTTTAGATACCCGATGAGCAAAGCCTGTCCAAATAAAGTTTGTGTAATGAAAGGCTATATTGAAATAACAGCTGGCCAACATTACGCAAAAATTAATGGCCAAACAACCTGGAGATGGCAGGGATGGAATCACCCATTAATTAATCCACATTCATATGTACAAGTTCACCATTTTAAGTGGGATAAAACTTCTATAGATAGAGTTAAAGCGGTTGCTAGTGTTAGCCAAGAATACGCGTACTCTGAAGAATATAGATTAATGTATAAAGAACTAGGTAAATCAAGATTCAAGATAAATCTAGATAACCCAGAATTTATGTTTGAGAAAAGCGATGGACAAGCTGAATTCAAAAGATATAGACAATGGGATAAATTAATAAAAAAAATCATATCAATATGACAAAGGCAGAAAAAGAAGAACAACTTTTAAAGTTAGAAGAAAAAAAAGTAAAAGCTCTCGAAAAGATAGCTAATTCGCTAGATGCATTAACTATTTGGTTTGAAGAAATCGATAAACAAGAATGGAGCGACAGAATTCAGTTTTATTTACATGAATTTCACAAATCAGTAAAACCAAAAGACCCAACAATTGATGGATAAACATAAGTTAGGTATTATTGTTCCATATAGAAATAGAAAAAATCATTTAGATAAATTTCTATTACATATGACCGATTATCTAAAAAAAAAAGAAATAAAGTATGAGATAATCGTTGTGGACCAAGATAACGCAAAACAGTTTAATAGGGGCATGTTGCTAAACATTGGCTTCAAATATGCACAAAAATTAAAATGTGATTATGTTGTGTTTCACGATGTCGATATGTTACCAATTGATGTTGACTACTCATACTATGATAAACCATTACACCTAGCTACTAATTTTACTTTAGAGCCGGGAGAAAAAACCAGGGAAATATTTGAGGAATATTTTGGTGGTGTAACAATGTTTACTACCGAAGATTTTGAAAAAATAGATGGCTATTCAAACAAATACTGGGGATGGGGATATGAAGATACCGATTTATTGTTAAGATGCAAGGTGAGTGGAATAGGTTTAGATAAACTACATATTAAAAATATCGGTAGAAAAGGTAAGTCACTTAAATTTAATGGTGTTGATTCATATGTTGAATGTAAAAACACCATCGATTTAAATAACAATGGTACGTTTTTTATTTCTTTTTATCCCGAAAAATTAGTATTAGATCACACAAAAGAGTCTGATGAATTTACTGCATTTAGCATCCCTGGTTGGGATTTTGGTATTTGTTATAATTCGTTTTCAAGATATAATTTTTGTGCCTTTGACTCTAATAATACACCATACTTTGTTAATTCTCCAATAAAAACAAATTATAAAACTAATATGGTTATCGTTTTAGATAAAAGCGAAAACATAATTAAAGTCTATCAAGACGGTGAATTAATTGGCCAAACTGGAAGATTTAAGAAACTATATTTTTACAGAAAAGAACCCAATTTTTATTTAGGTGTTGGTAAACCAAATAGGGAAAAAATACCTAATTTATTTAAAGGTACAATTGATTCTTTTGCATATTATGATGAAATATTAAATGATGATGAGATTAAGGAAATATCCAACAATGATAAATTTTATTTAAATAAATCATTTGGAAAATATAAATCCAAAGACTCTTTAAAAATTTATTATGATGCAAATTTTATCGACAACTATGAGTTGACCGATTTAACTAATAATGATAATAACGGTAAGATAGTTAATTGCGAAATTATTGATGAAGAATATGATGAGTTTACCGAAGTTAAGATACCATATAGAAGAAAATCTCTCTTTAAGTCATTAAAACATGAGGAGAATGGATTTTTAGGTAATAAATGGAAGGATCAAGCAACAAGATGGAACCAATTAAGATATCATAATGAAGTTTTTTTAAATAACGAATTATTAAAATCAGATGGATTATCTACTCTAGAGTTTATTGAACATGGTAAAACTTATAGAGATAAAATATTACATGTTAATGTTGGTATATGAAACACAAACTAGGAATTTGTATTCCCTATCGGAATAGAAAAGATCATATTGACAGGTTAATTCCTCATCTAACTAAACACTTAAATGAAAGAGGAATTGAACACACATTTTATGTCGGTCATCAAGTAGATGATAAATTATTTAATCGAGGGGCAATGAAAAACATTGCCGCGCACATTGCTTTTGAAGATGGTTGTGATTACATAGCGTGGCACGATGTTGATATGTTGCCACACGAGGAAGCTGATTATTCATATCCCACAGATACCCCAATACACATCGCCACAAAGCTATCGAAATATGGTTATAACTTAGGTTATGATCAATACTTTGGTGGTGTTGTTCTTTTTACCAAAGAACAAGCAGAATTATCTAATGGTTATTCAAATGATTATTGGGATTGGGGACAAGAAGATGATGACCTTTTCTGGAGATGTTATTTTGAAGGATTAACCACAGGTAGGGTTATTAAAAAACAATCTGATAAAATTGTTGCAAATTTCAATGGAAACAACTCGTATCTAATGTTCCCAACAAATAGAGAAATAAGTTCATGTTTACACAAGGATCACACAATTACCATCACCTTTAATGCTGAACAACAAAATGATAAGGTACCCATTTGGCTTGTTGGTGATCAACAAAGAGTATTTGTTGAATATCCACTAATAAGAAAAGACGGTAGTTGGACATGGGGTATGTCTTTTAACAATTCTAGAGCAGTTACTATGCAGCTGTTCGATAGAAATAATATGCATCATTATAATTGGGCAAAAAGATTTGAAGGATTATGGACACAAGTTACAATGACGTTTAATAGTGAAGAAAAGAATGTTTATTTCTATGTTAATGACGAATTAATTTGTCAAATGAATGGGGTAAAGCAAAATTTACCGTTCCCGGTTAGAAACGACTTAAGAACTCACGATTCGGTTAAACCATTTTTAATTGGTTTTTGTAACCACTCAAATGTGTATTATAAAGGTAAAATATCTGATATCAAAATATACAACACATTCTTTAGTAATATAAAAGATATGGAAACCAATAGAGAGAATTTGGTTTTAGAAAGCGATTTTAACAACCAAGCATTTATAAATCAAAACGTATTTTTTACAAAAGAAGATATTGAAGTTATTGAAAACGTAATTCCGTATCGTAGAGAAAGTAGATTTTATTGTTTACCACACATTGATGAAGGATTTGTTAATGGTACATGGGCAAAAGGTGAAACAACTGCCAGAAATGAAAAAAGATTTGTTACTCAGATGCAACAGAAAAAAATTGATTATAAAAACGATGGATTAATTCAAATTATGAATACACTATCTATCGACAATATTGATGATAGTATGTATCCAAATACTAAATTTATTAATGTAAAAATGAATTAATGGGGTTCGAGGAAACTAAAATAAAGCTTAATGCTATTGGGTGTGGGTTCTGTTTAGCCAAATGGACTCAAGTTACTATGCACCTGCATAATGGAATGACACATTCATGTCATCACCCTGCGCCCCATAAAGTAAGTTTAGCTGAAATTAAAAGAGATCCTACAGCACTACACAACAGCACGCAAAAAAAACAAGCCAGAAAAGAGATGCTTGAGGGTAAACGACCAAGCGAATGTCAATATTGCTGGAATATAGAAGATAATTCGGATTCCTTTTCAGATAGGATTTTTAAATCATCAGAGCCATGGTCAGAACCATATTTTAAAGAGATTACTGATATGCATTGGAGGGAGAACTATATGCCAAAATATGTTGAAGTTAGTTTTTCCAATATCTGTAATTTTAAGTGTGCTTATTGCGGCCCAATATATTCGTCAAAATGGATGGAAGAGGTAAATAAGTATGGTGGGTACAAATTACAATCAACAGAATATAACGGTTTAACGGAAATCGAAAAAAATAAAACTAAGCCGTACAAACATTCAGATCAAAACCCTTATGTTGACGCTTTTTGGGAGTGGTGGCCAAAACTATATTCAAACTTAGATACGTTTAGAATTACCGGAGGAGAGCCGTTATTATCAAAAGATTTCTGGGCTTTATTAAATGATATTTTATCAAAAGAATCCCCAAATAAAAACTTAAAATTATCTATCAACAGCAATCTAGGTGTTGAAGATGGGCTAATTGATAAGCTAATAGAAAATCTTGATAGAATTATTGAGGAAGAACGAGTAAAAGAATGTATAATATATACATCATGTGACACGTATGGTAAACAAGCTGAGTACATTAGACACGGATTAAATTTTGATAAATTATTTTCTAATATTGATAAGATTTTAGAAAAGTTACCCAAGGTTACAGTTGTTGTAATGTCCACATTTAACATATTCAGTATTTTTTCTTATGATAGGTTGGTTAAAACAATATCAGATTTAAAAATTAAACATTTTAACACAGAGAGGTATTGGAATTCTCCGATCATCTTAGATACATCATATTTAAGATACCCATCTTTTTTAAGTTTCAAATTATTAATTGATTTTATTGATATTAATAGATTTATTGAGCTTGAAAAATTTATGTTATTTAATTCTAGTTACAGAAGCCTGAATTTTTACCAACCTCAATCTATTGAAGATGTTGGGTTTTCGCTAAAAGAAATTGAAAAAATAACAAGGTTAAAAGAATACTTTATTAAAGGGGTTGATAAAAATACACAACACTATACGGACATAAAGAACTTTAATAAATTTATTACCGAATATGAAATAAGGAGGGGTATGAATTGCTTAGACTATTTCCCAGAATTAGAAAAATTTATTGAAAAACATGGTCATAGAGTATAAAAAACCATATTGGATAAAATACAAATGGGATATAAATAAATTTGATAGTGAGACCGATATTGCTAAGCGAGACAATATCGATCTACAAAATATTTTATTTAGAGATAATTTTGCTATTCTATGTAATTTTAGAATAAAAAAAGAATTTATCAAGGACACTAAAGCCGGTATTTTCGGGAAATCCGGACAAAATTTTGGGTTAAATTTTGATAGTGATATAGATTCGTTAGTTTTTGAATTCAGAACAAAAAAAGATCCTGTAGAGTTTAACTGTATGATTTTTGAAAAAATTAATTCTGACACAATTGATAGTGGGATTAATTTTATATTCACTAAAATTGATAATATTATTATGATATATGTAAATGACAAGTTGGTTAAGTACTATAAATGTAATGGTGATTTTATCGATGAATACAAAAATTCACCATTTTTTTTAGGTGCTTTGAATCCAGGTGCAGCGGACCCAAAAGATAGATGTTTCTCTCAAGTAGAGATTTCTTTATTTTCAATAATCAAAAACGAAACAAATATTAAAAAGTTGAAGACAATAAATAAGAAGGATAAAAACGTTTTATGTTACTACGATTTTGAGACACTCAATGTAAGAAAAGATGTTTTTGATGAATCATCTAATTTTAATTTTTGTGAACTTGTACCAAAAGAGTATATTCTATGATTAATTTTGGTTTTGATAGCCCCCTTGTAGTTGGTGAAGACAATCAATTCTTAGTACCATACCCAAATATGTTTTCTAAAGACGTATATGGATTTGATATTGAGCCATACAATAAAAAATATGGTGGCTTCCCGGCGCAAATTGATCAAATACATAAAGATGATTTTATTTTTCTAAACGGTAAAAGTATTTTTTCGAATTTAAATACAGATCTTTATAAAATTGATATAAACACCGTTGATTATTACATCGATAATAATTTAGATTTTTTATATTCAATATTAATATGGAATAATGATATTTTTGATAAAGACATTAACTTAGATATACCACCTAAAGTAAAAAACCAGATAAAACAAGGTAAGTGTAAGTTTGTGATTTTTTACATAACCGAACCCTGGTTCATGTATCAACACTGTTATGAATGGTTATCTAATTTTTCATCTAAAAACGAACTTAATAACAATAACTTTATTTTCGTTTCATCTAATCTAATCGCACCAGAGGTAAAAGATGAATATGTTAAAGAAAAAATCATAATTGATAATTTTAAGATAATTGAATTCAATTATTTTTTCCATAGGTTATGGTTTTTTAAAGAAAATTTTCATAAAGAAAGTTCAAAACACTTGTATGAGAATATTTTAGTAGAAAATTTACATAAGCTTAGAGCCACACCAAAAGAAAAACACTTCTTATGCTTCAATAGAAAACCACATGATCACAGGGTCGCATTGTTTGCTGAAATAATAACAAACAAAAAATTAAAAGACAAAACAATAGTGACATTAGGTAATCAAAATATGATCAACGGGCAGAACCATAGAGAAGCTGTTAGAAGATTTATAGATAAAAATTATAAACACGGTCATGAAAGACTATATGAGTTTGTAGATAATTTAGACCCAAATAAAGATTATCTATATGACACAGAATCCATGGAACAAGAACAATCTGTGCGAATTAACTTGGACGTGCATCATAAGACTTTTTGTAATGTTGTTACAGAAACAATCACCAGTGAAAATTTGATATTTTTCTCGGAAAAAATTATAAAACCAATATTCTCATTGCAACCATTTATTTTAGTGGGTAACAGAAACAGTTTAAAAAAACTAAAAGAATATGGGTTTAAGACGTTTGATAAATGGTGGGACGAGAGCTATGACGAGTTAAAATATCAAAGCAGATTTGAAAAAATAATAGAAGTTCTAGAAGACATTTCAGAATGGGATTCGGATAAAATAAAAAGAACATTAACAGAAATGGAAGAAACGTTGATTCACAACTTTAACATGTTAATGGAAGATAAATCAACAAAATCATTTTTTAATAAATTAATAAACTAATGAACTTTATATATACATATGTGCCGAAAAATGATGACAAGAAATTAGATTCTGAGTTTTATTTAATTGATGTTATATTACTATTATTGAGTGTTGTTAAACTTAAACAGATAACAACACCAGAAGATAAAATCATATTTTATTCAACCGAAGAGTTCTTAGGATACTTTAAAGACATCAATCTATTTGATGAATACACAGAGGTGCCAAATATAGAAAATTACCTATCAAATCAAGCCTATGAATTTTGTCACAAAAATAGTATTTATAAAATTTTTGTGGCCGCCGAACAAAATGTACCATTTATAATGATAGATCATGATTTTATAATATATGATAAAGACTTTTTAGATGAAATTAAAACAAAAGATCTTGTTTTTTCATTTAAAGAATTTACAAAAGAGAGTGCATATATGAATACCTATTTACCCACATATGATAGTGTGGTTAAAGAACTTGGGGGCGATATAGAGGTATTAAAAAATGTAAATAAAGAGTATTCAATAAACATGTCAATTTATGGTGGAAAGAGATTAGATATTATAAAAGAATCGTATATCAAAATATCTGATTTCTACATTAAAAATGTCAAATTTTTAAATCAATTACCATTAATGACAATGTTTCTCGAGCAATTTTTATTTAGTGGTCAATTAACAAAATATGATGTTGAACCTTACTATTGTTGGGAGGATTTATATACTGGTAAATGTCACCATTATACCGGTTTTAGGTATGAACTAGCAAATAGAAAAAAGATAGCTGAAGAGTTAAAAACCGAGGCTCCATTGGTTTATGATTTTGTTATAAAAAACTTTGGTTTTTACCCCTCCTACATGAGTAAAATCATGTTTTAAAAAGTTGACTTTATCGAATAAAATATATATATTTAAGATACACATGAAACATTCAAAAACATTCTGCGCCATGCCATTTGTTAGTACAATGGTCAACAGCGACGGTAAATTTAAGTATTGCTGTATAGCTGAAGGTGGTGCCCAAAATACAGATCTAAAAACAGATGGTAAAACACTACACGCAACAACAGCTACCTTGCTAGATGCGTGGAATTCGGATACCGTAAGGGACGTTAGAAAAAAAATGATCGCTGGGGAACAAGTGGACGCTTGTATGAAATGCGATCTCCAAAATAAGATCGGTAGAGAAGGTTATAGAGATATGATGACCAGAGAATGGATATGGAGAATAGGGGCGGATAAAATGGACGCACTGGTTAAAGAGGCGATGGAGAAAGACGGGGTGATAGAATCAAATCCAGTTTACCTAGACCTTAGATTAGGTAACCTTTGTAATTTCAGATGTAGGATGTGTAACCCATATAGTTCAAGTGCAATTGCAAAAGAACACTTTGATCTATGGGAAAAAGATCCTGAATATAAACGAGTTTATTCTTCTGAATATGGTGGAAGCCCGGTTCATTTAAAGAACCAAGAAACTTGGTTTGAAAGTGATATGTTATGGGACCAAGTTGAAGCAATGATCCCTACTTTAAAAAAGGTTTATATGACCGGAGGCGAACCCACATTGATTGAAAACAATTATTACTTCATGGAAAAATGTATTGAAAGAGGTCGCAAAGACATTGTGATGTTTTTTAATACAAACTGTTCAAATCTAACTGAGAAATTTACAAACGTACTATCCAAGTTTGATAGAGTAGATATCAACGCAAGCTTAGATGGGTTTGGTAGTATGAATGACTATATCAGATACCCATCGCATTGGCATAAGATTAGCCAAAATTTTGAAAAGTTAGCAAGCATGAAAAACATCAACCTTGGTGTTTCTCCCGTGGTTCAAATCTATAATATATTTGATTTGGATAAGATTATAGATTATGTTGCGGACGTAAGCGAAAGGTTTGAAAGAAAAATCTTTATTGATTTCTTAATTGATACACATCCAAGATATTTGGATATTAAGATATTACCAACAGAAATTAAAGAAGCAGCGTGGAATAAACTTAATAATTACATTAATAACAATAAAGAAAAAGTTGAAGGTCACGAGATGACCAAAAATAGCACCTACGCAATACTTAATTTATTGAAAGAAGAACGAATTCCTGGATCAGATCTTTACCTGGAGAATTTCAAATCGTACACCAAAATATTAGATGCCAATAGAAAACAAACATTTGAAGATGCGTGTACCGAATTAAATGAACATTTAAAAGCACACTATGCAAAATAAAGATAGAAATAAAAGTGAAACCTTCTGTGTGCTGCCATGGATACATACAGCAACGTATACTGATGGTACAGCATTACTATGTTGTGTTGCGCAACCAGATAGTGGGTTAAACCTAAACCACAATACCATCAATGAGGTTAAAAATAGTGAATACTTTAAAAAAGCTAGATTGTCTTTATTGAATGGTGAAAAATTTCAGGGATGTTCCGTTTGTTGGAGAGAAGAGAGTGTTGGCGTTAAAAGTCACAGAATGAACGAAAACCATCTATGGGATTTACTTTTAACAAAAGAATTTGTTGATGAGTTAGTTCAAAATACACATGATGATGGTACAATAGAGAATGAACTATACACCTTAGATTTTAGATTAGGTAACACATGTAATTTAGCTTGTGTTATGTGTAGACCAACAGATAGCTCTAAATGGTTTAATGAAGCAAAGAAACTTGCTAATGAACTAGAAACAAATGCTAAGTGGGACTGGAAACATAAATCTCAATTAGATATCACTAAATTTGAATGGTATAAAAGAAAAGAATTCCTCGAAGACTTTTATGAAAGCTGCGGTAGCATGCGTTTAATGATTTTTGCTGGCGGAGAACCATTACTTATAAAAGAGCACAAAGAGATTATTAAAGAGATGGTTAAAAGAGGTTATGCGAAAAACATACAGGTTAACTATCATACAAACGGAACAATATATGACACGGAACTAATGGAACTGTGGAAACACTTCAAGAAAGTTGAATTGTTTATTTCAATAGATGGTATTGATAAAGTTACTGAATATGTTAGATACCCGTCTAAATTTTCGATCATAGAAAAAAATTTAAGAATGTATGATGATAACTCATCTGAAAATATGTCCTTTAAAATTTTATATACTGTCCAAGCATTAAACATTTTTTATTTACCTGAATTTGCTGATTGGTTGGAGCAACAGAACTATAAAAAAATCATAGTACATAGAAAACATGATCCTATATTTCATACAGGTGTTTTATGGGGGCCAAATTATTTGTCCACCAAAATATTACCACAAAAGGTAAAGGACCATATAACAAAGAAATTAACAGATTACGTAGAAGCAAAAAAAGACACATTGAATGTTTCCAATTTTCTACAAATGGTTAATTTAATGAACTCTGAAGACAACTCATCATTTTTAGATCAATTTGACGAGTATCTTATAAAAATGGATTTATACAGAAATTTAAATCATAAAGAAACCTTTAAAGAATTATTACAATTATGGCACGAGTATTAAAAGTCGTTATGACTAAAAAAGACGGTGGTTTATTACCCATTCATTACAATCTATACAATAATAATCCAGTGGTGGATAGATGGATAGAAATGACAAAGCAGTCATTAGGAAATAAAATGGAAATAAAAGCAAGAATCACAAATAATGAATTTAACAATATTGGTTATTTGATGGAGCAAATTAACAACGTTCTTGTGTTCATAAATGCTAATTATGATAAAGTTTTACCTACATTTACTGACTTTAAAGAATTGGATAACGCTATTTTAAATTACTTGCATGAAGAGTTTGAAGTTTATGGTGACAGAATTGTGGAACTTCAAAAAGCTGAGAAATGGTCTAAAGAACTTCATGAAAAGTTTTTAGCATTAAATGAGTTTATCCATATGATTGAAACAGCAATTCATGGATCACATCATAAATTCCCAAATTTCAGTTGTCTTTATGATTTCTTACCAGCCGGATTACATGAACCAGTAACAGAAGTTGACAAACTGTTTTTAGAAGATAGATTTGAATGGGGTGGGCTTTATTGTGGTTATAATACATTAGGAAAGGATTATTTATCAATTGCTCCAGAAAATGATTGGGAGGTAATTGCACGTGATGAGGTTAGACCGCAAATTAGATTTGCGCCAGAAACATGGATGAATTTTGGCCCAGATATGACAAACACTATTAGAGAGAGTTTTTATGAATGGTATACAACGTTGGCACCAGATGTTCAAGCTAAGGTTCCAATTGATAATATGCATAAATTATCTTTAGGTAGATATAAATTAGGAAGAATTATCATTGACGATAGTATGAAAGAAATTGAACCAGATATTGCAAAATGGTTTACACCATCAGGTCCATCTGTTGCTTGGGCTCTAGGTGACGAAAGTTGTAAAACAAGATGGAACAGAGAAGTTTTCACACAAGTTAATGGCATCGAAAGAATTGAAATTTTTGATTAATGAGAGTACCTATAAAAGAAGTAGTAAATAATTTCCCAGATGTCCTTCAGATAACTTGGGTTATAAACACAATATGTTCAAATAAATGTAATTATTGTGTACCAGATTTACACTCTGGAACTAACCACGGTTATGAATGGGATGCGGTTAAATTATTTTTTGAAGAAATCTTCAAACGGTATCCAAAGATACATGTATCAATAGCTGGGGGTGAACCAACAATGTCACCATTCCTTCTTAATTTATGTAAAATGATTCACGAGAAGGGAAGTACTGTTGGTTTAACATCAAACGGTACTAGAAATGTTGAATATTACAAAGAACTATCAAAATATGTAAACTATATCGTCTTTTCATACCATCCACAATATGGGGATAGAAATAAAGTGCTAGAGAAAATAGAAGCAGCGGTTGATAATTGCCACTGTTCATTAAGAATTATGATGGATCCTAAGCATTGGGATCATGCTGTTGAAATGTTTAATAATACAAAAAACCATGAGCTAATGCAGTATTTCAACATGGAGGCAGTAAGAATTTTAGATTGGCAACAAGAAGATAGAGAAACCTTAAATTATACTAACGAACAATTAGAATGGTTTAAAGGGGATACAAGGGTTGATACAATGACAATTAAACCAACAGTAAAAGAATCAGCTAAAATTGGATCTAACTTTATTTTAGAAAATGGTACAATTGATGCTAATGGTGATGCTGTAGATTATATCAATGAAGGACTTAGTGATTTTTTCGGTTGGGAGTGTGATATTGGTTTAGAATCTTTTTTCATTTTTGCTGATGGAGGAATAAAACGAGGTAATTGTTTAGGTTTTTACGTTGGTAACATTAATGAATTAGATAAAATAAATTGGCCGAAAGAACCAATAAAGTGCCCTTGGCACATTTGTCATTGTGCAACAGATGTTTTAATAAGTAAAAGAAAACCAGAATTGGCAAAATTTATAAAATAGTATGATAAAAGAGTTTTTTGATCAGGTATCTTCTAATAAATGGACACCCAAAAACATACCAGAAAACATTTTTGATTCTGCGTGTGAATGGCCATATTCTGTTATTGATTTTGATGCTGATTTTGAAAAGATGCATGAAGAAATTAAACAATTAGAAAATACATTCTTCATAAAACATAGAGATAAAGATAAACTTAATTCTTATTTTCATGAAGGATGGAACGCAGTAACACTTCATGGTATTGACCCCCATAAAACAGAGAATTATGATAGGTATGGTTTTACATCAGAAGAAGAAGCCAACTATCATTGGACTGAGGTGTGTGAACATTTACCAACACTTACATCTTTTGTTAAATCCTTAGAGTATCTACATTATGGAAGGGTTAGAATAATGAAATTGGAAGCCGGCGGTTATATAATGCCCCATACAGATGGTAAAGGTAGAATATTTGGTCCATTTAATATTGCAATTAACAATCCAGAAGGTTGCTAATTTGCGTTTAAAAATGATGGTATTGTACCATTTAAACAAGGTAGAGGTGTATTCTTAGATTTAGGTAGAGAACATTCTGTTTGGAATAACTCAAACGAAGATAGATATCATTTAATAGTGCATGGACACATAAACCCTGAATTAATTCAAAAATCAATATCACAGACCTATTCTTTATATGGACAAAATTAATGATAGCTTTTCCAATAATATTAATCTATCGATTTGTATATTCCATGCAGACACATTACACAATGATGAGTTGAGTGAAAGAATGATTGATTTTACTAAATTCTATGCGTATAGAATAAATGAAATCAGTAATAATTCCATTCCTATTTTTATAGAAAATTCAATAGACGACGCATTAAGCAACAACCATGAAAAATATGATCACATATTATTTATGGCCGCTGGTGTTAGAATATTTGATAGTAGTATAATATTTGATATCGAGAAAGAAATACTCAACACCCCTAATTATATGGCCGCCGGTCATATATTGGAATGGAAGGAAAATTGGTATGAATTACATCACCAATTTGTTTTAGTTAATACAAAAAATTGGGTAAAAGCTGGTAAACCATTTTATGGTGGTTGGGAAGGTAAGAATGATGATTTGGTTGTTATTGAAAGAAGTGTTGAAAATTTTCATGATGATTACACACCACTATGGATTAAAAATACAGGATTAATCGAAAATAGATTCCACCAAAAACAAGGGTGGAATTTTATAAACGAAGCTTTAAAAAATGGTTTTGATATTATCAATTGGAACCAGGGGATAAGAAACAAAAGAACATATTACTATCCAGAGTCTGATAGCCAGAAGTTTTTAGATTGTTTAAAGACAGGCGAAGTGGATACAACACTTAATGTCAATCAAGTAAAACTTCTACAAAGCCAATTCTCAGTAAAAAACCAAATATGGGTTTTAAATTCCGAAGATATGTTATTAACCTATCTTCATAAAGAAACTAAATTTGACGTCATTGCGTTACCAGCAGGTGGTTTTAAATTTCTAGATATCCTTAAGAACAATTTCTTAAGAGACAATGGTAAAGTTGTTATATACGATTTTAATCCTAAGAGCTTAAATTGGATATCTTTCTTTCTTGAAAATTCAGATCAAAATATAAAGAAAAGTATCAAAGAATTTGAATTTAATAACAACTTTCATTTCTTAGGTATGGGTCAAAAAGTTTTCGGAATGGACGGAAACTTTACAAATAATTTTTTAGATAGTCTAAACAGAACTTTTGAATATTTCGGCGGGGAAGAAAATTTCCATGAACTAATAAGAAGATTTAAAGAGTTGAATTTAAAGTTAATTAATGTAGATCTATTTAACAATCCGTCATTACTCATAAATGAGTTAGACGGTAAAAGTAACTACCTTAGTGTATCAAATATATTTTCAACAGACTACACCAATGCATTTATTGGACTTAAAAATGTTGTAAAATATTATGACGAACTAAAAGACTCTTTACCAAACAACACTGTTCTTGTTGGTTTTAACCCAGAGTGTAAGTATGTTGATGAACTTATCTTAGATTCTGAAATTAAAGAACAACTAAGTAATATTAGTGGCGATAGAGATCAATTAATATTAAAACATATTTTAGAAAGGGATTCAGGAAGCACTAGACAAATCCCAATGAATCATGCATCAGCACATCTTGGTGGGCCAACTGGTATTTTAAAATATCAAAACTTTGATGAACCTGTAGCACTTAAAGATTTTAATCCAGGTAGAGAACGAATAGTGATGGCGATATGTCCTAGTTGGGGGGTAATTTTCCCACCATATGGGCTTTCTAAAATTGTTGGTGTTCTTAGACACGAAGGATTCTCTTGTAAAGTATATGATTTAAATGTTCAGCTATATCATAATTTAATGGAGCGTACAGGAGAAGATTATTGGAGATCAGAAAAATTCTTCTACTGGGAAGACTCGTGGTTTTTTAACAATTATTTATTAAAAGAAATCGAACCATACATTGATAAAGCTGCAGAAAAAATAATTGCAGACAATCCTACATTAGTTGGGTTCAGTATGTATACAACAAACAGCCAAGCAACTTTACTTTTAGTTAAAAAAATAAAAGAAAAAGCACCAAGCATACCAATTGTTTTAGGTGGGCCAGCTGTTGCAACTGAGTCATGGTTATTAAGTCAACAATTTTCAAAATATGTTAGTTATTTTTTCAAGGGTGAAGCCGAAGATAGTTTTGTTAAATTCCTAAATGATCAAACTCATAGAAAACCTTTACCAATTGATGGTATTTTTATTGGTGACACTAATAGTAAAATTAATTTAGATGAAAAACCGTATGCTGATTTCTCAGACTATGATTTGGATTCATACTTACATAGAGATGGTGTTAGTATTGAAACATCAAGAGGATGTGTCGCACAATGTAGTTTTTGTGCAGAAACTTATTTCTGGAGATTTAGATCTATGACACCAGAAAGAGTTATCGAGGAGATGAAATATCAAATTGACAACTACGGTGTTAAAAGATTTTGGTTTGTTGATAGTCTTGTGAATGGTAATTTAAAGAACTTTGAGAAGTTAGTGGATTTAATTATTGAAAATAAACTTGAAATTGGTTGGAATAGTTATAGTCGCTGCGATGGTAGAATGAGTAGAGACTTTATTCAAAAGGTTGCCGATTCAGGGTGCACCGCTTTAAGTTATGGGGTAGAATCCGGAAGTCAGAAGGTCCTTAACGATATGAGGAAAAAAATCGAAATCTGGGAGATAGAAAACAATTTACGCGACACATATACAACAAATAAAATTTGGACTCACGTTAATTGGCTGATTGGGTTCCCAACCGAAAAATATATTGACTACTATCATAGTAATATTCTAATTTATAATGTTAGAAAATATATTCATCAACTAAGTCCGGGTATGGGTTGTGGTCCTAGTGTTTTGAGTGATTTACAAGAACGATTTGATATATATGGAATCGCATGGAAAGAAAGAGTTTGGGATAATCAATTTCTAGGTAACTGGTATACACACGGATATAAAAATACTCAATTAAATAGATTTATTAGAATAAAACTGTTTCACATATGGTTAGAAATTTTAAAAGACTATGCGGGTAGTGTTATCGATAATCCACAAAGACATCATGATATATACGATTCATATGTTTTTAAAACACAAAATATGAATATCGATGAGTACATGCCTCAGCAAGGTAATATTAATTTCACATTAATAACCGAAGACAAATCTACGTCTTTTTTGAGTACTAACGTTGCTAACGAATTCCTACCAATTTTTTATGGACTATATAAAATTTTTAGAGGATTTAAATTAAAGGTAATCTTTGATCCAAATAAAGATATCACATCTTGGGGTAGTATTTCTGTTAATTATGAGGCCGTCGTTGAATTTGATATTGATAATTTTGGTAACTATAACTATAATATTAGACATCAACTCAAACATTTTGGGATGACACCTAAAATTGAAAGTGTATACAAATGGGAGAGAGAGAACACGCATGGCGATATGAGTTTTTCAGATACATTTAGTTTTTCAGGTAACATTAAAGACTGGGAAACAAACGAAGATTATGTTGAAGAAACAATACACGAGCAATACAGAAATAAAAGTAAAAAAATATCAATACCAATTAGTAACAACAAATTAATATGAAATTATTATTAGTAAACGGATGTAGTCATACAGCAGGGGCCGAAATAGAATATAAAAATCAACCAACCTGTTATGAAAAAGCTTGGCCAAAATTTGTTGCAGATAGATTGGGTTGCGAACATCTTAATATAGCAAAAGCCGGATCGAGTAATCAAAGAATAATTAGAACAACACAAAGTTGGATAATTAAAAATGTTTTAATAAAAAAGAAATATAAACCAGAAGATGTGGCTATAATGATAATGTGGTCTGGATTTGATAGGAAAGAGGTCTATTTTCATGATACAAATATTTTAGATGATGTAAATCCATTATGTAAACCAGAATATATTAGAACTCAAATGAGTAAAGAAATTGTGAGATTAGGACAAAGTATTGTAGATTTTCATGATTCTTTATTTAGTTCTTTTGAGTTTTTAACGATGATGATTAACTTTACTGAGTTTTTGGAAAATAACAAAATCAAATACTATTATATTAATGGAATGACAGCCCCATTAAAAAAAGAGTGGCTAGATAATACACATACTTTATATTATGATTATATGGCCCTATATGATTATGTATGTGAAAAAATTCCAGATAATAGATACATTGGATTTAAAGAAGAGATGGATACTTTCTGGGAACACATGAGTAAAATATCTCAAATACCAATGCCATCCCATGTTGAGTTTGCTCACTGGGGTGAGGATGGTCAAAAATATTGGGCAGATATTGTTTTTAAAAAATTTTTTAACAAAAAACTAATATGAAAATAGGTTTTATAGGTTTGGGAAAATTGGGTAAAGAGGCCGCTGAAGTCATGAGCGAAGCTGGGCACGAAGTGCATGGTTATGATATTAAACCTATATTCCACACGAAATTTGAAATCAAATATAATTTAAAGGACCTATGTGAAGATAAAGAAATTATCTTTATTGCTATTCCGACACCTCATCACCCAGATTATGATGGTAGTAAAGCTACATCACATTTAGAGCCAAAAGATTTTGATTACTCTATAGTAAAAAACATTTTAGAAGAGTTAAACGAATACACTACAAAACAACAATTGGTTGTTTTAATTTCAACAGTTTTACCTGGGACCACAAGAAAAGAGCTCATCCCTCTAATCAATAATTTTAGATTTATTTATAACCCATATCTAATAGCCATGGGAACAGTTAAAGAAGATATGATTAATCCAGAGATGGTTATCATAGGCACAGAGACTGGGCATTATACAGGGGACGCTAAATTACTTATTGATTTTTATAAAACCTTTACTACTGAAAATGTTAGATACGAAATCGGAACATGGGACGATGCGGAAGCAATTAAAATTTTTTATAACACATTTATATCAGTAAAATTATCATTGGTTAATATGATAATGGATGTTGCTGAAAAAAATGGAAATATGAATACTGATGTCATTACCGGGGCATTAGGAAGAAGCTCGAAAAGAATAACCAGTTCCGCTTATATGAAAGCAGGGATGGGAGATGGTGGGTCTTGCCACCCAAGAGATAATATCGCATTAAGATGGTTAGCAAAAGACCTTGGATTAGGGTACGATTTGTTTGATAGTATTATTGAATCAAGAGAAAAACAAGCGTTTAATATTGCTAGAAAATTAATGGACCTTTCTGATGAACACGCATTACCCATAGTTATTTTAGGGGAAAGTTATAAGCCAGGGGTATCCCTTGTTGACGGTTCATATTCTAAATTAATAGGGGATTATTTATGGAACTATAACCTTTCTTATGACCAAATAATCGGACCAGCTATATACCTATTGGGTCATATGGGGGTGTATAAAGATACCATCTTCCCAGAAGGTAGTGTTATTTTAGATCCTTGGCGAGAAAGAAATAAACCTGATACTATATATTATGGAGGTAAAAATAATTTGATGTAATGTATATACTAGGAATTTCTGCTTTTTATCACGACTCATCTGCTTGTCTGTTTAAAAATGGGGCGCTGGTGTTTGCGTGTGAAGAAGAGAAGTTTACTGGTATAAAACATGATAAATCCTTTCCATATAAAACAATAGAATATATCTTAAAAACCTTTAAAATAAAGGAAAATGAGATAGAAGCTGTTTGCTATTACGAGTCCCCCGATTTAAAACACAAAAGAGTTGTTAACAATTTAAAAAGAAATTTTTTAAACAATCCAATACATACAATTGGTTCTTATCTTGAATCGGTTAAAAATAAAATAGTTTTATCTAAAATTTTGACCAAATATTCGAAAAATATATTTTATTCCACACACCATAAATCGCATCAATACTATTCTTTTTACACATCTAATTTTCAAAATGCAATGTGTTTGTGTATCGATGGCGTGGGGGAATTTGATACAATGTCTATTGGATTAGCGGATAATGTTGGTATTGATTATATAAGTTTAGCTGAATACCCACATTCATTAGGATTATTTTATTCTGCAATGACGTCATTCCTTGGCTTTAAACCTAATGAAGGGGAATATAAAGTCATGGGGTTAGCCCCATATGGTAATCCTAACACCTATATCGAAAAAGTAAGAAAACTTATTACTTTTAAAAACACCAAACTAATATGTGATATGGATGTTTTTACTTGGGACAGATCAACAAAATCAATGTTTAACTATAAATTAAGTAAACTATTAGATCTTGATCCTAGAACACCGGATGAAACAATAACCGGTAATCACATGGACTTAGCGGCCGCTATTCAAAAACGTTACGAAGAAATATTTCTTGAGGTTATAAAGTCTATAGGTATTATTAATGATAATGGTAATTTATGTTTATCTGGTGGGTGTGCTTATAATGGGGTTGCTAATGGAAAGGTTGTTAAAAACACACACTTTAATAATCTATGGATTCCAATGGCCCCATCAGATGCTGGCTCATCAATAGGGGCGTGCATCCACTATCTAGTTAAAAATAAAAATCTAAAGAGTAGAATTACAAAAAATCCTTTTTTAGGCCCTAGTTATTTTTATGATGATTACATTAAAAAAACAAAAGGATTAAAATTTTTTAAGTTTACATCAGAAAAACGTTTGATAGATAATGTCGCCAGATTAATACATAAAGGAAAGGTTGTTGGATGGTATAGGGGGCACATTGAATTTGGTGCTAGAGCACTCGGTAATAGATCTATACTTGCTAGTCCACTGTTACCTAATATGAAAGATAAAATAAATAAAGTAATTAAAAAAAGAGAAGGGTTCAGACCATTTGCGCCAATGGTAATTAAAGAAAAACAACACATTTATTTTGATTTAACAGATGATGTACCATATATGAATCAAGTGGTTCAAGTTAAAAAAGAATACATCGATAAATTACCCGCTGTAACCCATGTTGATGGTAGCGCCAGGGTGCAAACAATATACAAAAACACCATAATATATGACTTGTTATGTGAATTTGAAAAAGTAAGCGGATATCCTATTTTATTAAACACATCTTTCAATATTAAAGATAAAACCATGGTTCTAACACCTAAAGACGCAATAGATACTTTCAGAGATACCGAAATGGATTTATTAGTCATGGGTAATTATTTAATATACAAGTAAAATATGAAAAAGATAATTAAGTGGATCACTCAAAAAATATTTGAGTTTAAACAAAAAAGACGTTTCAATAAAAAATTGAAAGAGCTTCAGAAAAGAGATCCGTTTATTTATAAACATTAAACATGATCATTTCATTGGTCGCAGTCGGCGAAGAATACACAAACAAGTTAGATTTTGCAATAGAATCGTTTAAGTCACACAAAATATCCTTACTAAGTGATTTAGTTAGAGACGATGTTTTTTATTGTCAAAAATATGAAAACGAAAAATTTTCATATTTCGATAAATTATACTTTAGTTTAGATTTGGTCGATAAATTTAAAGAAGATGTATTCTATCTCGATGTAACCAAGATAAATGAAGTGGATTTAAGTTTCCCAAAAAATCAATTATTTTACTATAAATCACATTGGCCCTATGGAGATATATTTGAAAACTACCTTCAATATAATTTTTTTGAGCCGATTATAAATTATTGGGAAGAAAAAAATGTGGACTATAAATCTCTACCAGTTATAAGAGAAACCGAATTATTTTTTAGCAAAGAAATTGATTCAAAATTAATAATTAAAAAATTGAAAGACATACAACCCATATTTCGAAATATGTCATTAAGACAGCAAAATTATCCTGGGTATGATAATGCTGAAGGACTTGCGTTATCATACGTTCTTAAATTATTAAACATTATATGAAAGTAATATTTGTTAATTGGACAAAACCTTTTTTCTATAAACAAGATGCTCAAGGGTATAACAAATTAAAAATGTTTGATTTACCTGATGATGAATATGATATTGTTGATTACGAATTACTTATTCAAGAAATAGCGGTCAGAAGAGCCAAAAAACACATTGGTAAAACTAAATTATATACAGATTTAGTTGGTTATAATTTTTACAAGAAAAAGAACATGTTAGACTTGTGGGATGAAATTGATACTGATGTGCTAGAAAACTTTAATAAAAATCACCCAAATATTAAATCAGGTAGATTTTGGACAACAGGTAAATCAATAGTTATGGGTCAGGAGCCAATACCATACCTATTTTTAGATTTAGATTTTATTGTTAGAAGTGAATTACCAAAATGGATCTGGGACTATGATTTAGTCCACACTCAATGGGAAATACAAAGAGGAGAGTTTTTTGTTTTTAAACAAAAAATTGATGAGATAGGTGGTATTGATGACTTTCAACAAAATATGATGATACCAAACACATCATTTATCTTTATGAATGACATCAAGATAAGAGATGAGTATTTGAAAAAACATCTAGACATAATCAATAGAGAATATGATTACATACCAGAATGGTTGTGGTTAATTGCTGATCAAGGGATATTAGGATATACATTGAGAAAGTTCAATTCAAAAGTTGAAACCATAGAAAACAGACTGTACTTATCATATCCCGAATTACCTGTAGAAAAACCAGAAGTTGGTAAAGGGTTATTTTGGGTATTAGACCCCAATAGAATCAACCATGTTGAAAATTTAGAATATGAACACGTCTGGTTCGGTAAACACGCATTTAAAACAAATGAAGAATTTAGAAAAATGAGAACTAGTCAATTAAAGGTGGAATTGGAAACATTAAAACCTTTAAAAAATAAACTAATTTAAGTATATTCTATTATGTATTTTCACGATCCATTAATCCCATCAAATAAAGAAAATTTATTTTATCTCGCACCAGTACCTGTTTTCATGAAACAGTATGATGATCATGATTTACATGATGAGGTTTATGATTTAGGGTTTAATCAATTAAATGAAAATCAAAAATTGATGGGACAAGAGTTACCAGAACAATATGATCACATCAGACAATCGACATACACAATAAACTATGACAGAAGAGACAAATGGGTTGAACCTACCGAATATAACCCAATCGGTAGTAGATTTTCAGTACCACCAAATGACTTTTTAAATAGAACAGAAGAATGTGTTAAAACAATACGGAAAAGATGCGAGGAGGGGTTTGTTGAGTTATTAAACGGTTTATACCTAAAAAATAACGAGAACCCATCAATAACGGAAAGCTGGATACAATTCTACTCACCAACTGAAGGTAGAGGTCACAATCAACATAATCATTGTAGATGGTCTCCAGAGGAAGAAACGCGCTTAAATTTTGTGGGTGGTTATTATCTATCAGATGGTGAACCATTATCTGATCATCCGTATAGCGGTGTATTTACATTTCACCTAAGAGGTATGTCACATTTTATTAGACCTAAAAAAGGTATGTTGATAATATGGCCATATGATATTGTACATTCTGTTAAGCCATTTTATGGTAAGTCACATAGATGCGTAATAAATTTTAATATGCAAGACGGCGGGCCGAAACAAACTCCCGTAAAGCTGATATAAAATTTGACTTTTCTAATAAAATTTAGTATATTAATACTATGATATATTGGTTTACAGGACAACCCGGATCGGGTAAAACAACGCTGGCATTTGAATTAATGAAACATCTCCCAGCTGCAACAACAGTACATATAGATGGTGACCACCTAAGAGATGTGTTTAAAAATAAAGATTATTCAGAGGCTGGGCGCAGAAAGAATATCGAAAGAGCACAAGATATTGCTAAGTTCTTGAACACCAAAGGATATTCGGTAATTGTATCTTTAGTTTCACCATATAAAGACCAGAGAGATAAATTTAAATCAGAGAACTCTGTTGTAGAAATATATGTTCATACCACTGAAACAAGAGGTAGAGAACATTTTGCTGTTGATGACTATGAGCCGCCAACAGAAAGGTATCTTGATATGAATACAACAGATCAATCAATAGAAGAATCCACTAATAAATTACTTAATACGCTTTTCTTATGAAGAAATATGCAATGTACATCGGAAGATGGCAAAATTGGCATGCTGGCCATGAATGGCTTATTCGCCAACAATTAGATAAAGGTAAAAATGTTTGGGTAGCAATACGAGATGTTCAGCAAGATGAAAACAACCCTAAGGCTGCACAGCAAATCCTTAAAGAATTATCAAATGAACCATTCTTTATAAATAATTTTGATAAGATTCTTTTATCTATTATTCCTGATATTGAATCGGTAAACTATGGTAGAGGTGTTGGTTATGAGGTTATTTATCATGAGCCCCCATCTGATATTTCTAAGATAAGCGGGACAGCGATTAGATCCGGAGAAATGAACCCAGACGGGACTTTAAAAGAATAAAAAAATGAAAATATGTATTGTTTCAACTGGTAGAGCTGGCTCAACATCACTATATAATTTAATTAAAACCCATCTTACTAAAGATTACTATACAATTACCGAACCATTTAACGAAAAAATAAATAGGGTTAATGAAATTGATTCAAATCAATTAGAATTTATATCGAAGCATAAAGATGTTTTAATTAAAACTATTACAAATCAAAAACCATTAGACAAGACAGACGATTTCATTGAAGAGTGGATTTTTAGTTTTTTTGATAAAATAATCTTATTAGATAGAATAGATAAAAAATCACAAATTGAAAGTTTTGCATACCTAACACATAGTAATAATAAATTTTGGCACACCAAACAAGTTTATAAATTATCGACTGTACCGGAAGACGTAATTAATGAATGGGACGAACGGGTAACGTATAGTAAAAAAACATTAACTGATTATTCTAAAAATCATAATAAAAAAATATATTATTATGAAGATATTTTTGTCAATAAAAATATTGAAACAATAAAAGAAATATTTGATTACTTAAAAATAAACATGAACACTCAATTAGTTGAAGAGTGGGTATTTTCAGACGAAAAAAAGGTTAGATTATCTGAAATTAAAACAAAATTATTATAATGGTACAAGTTAAAAGACACATAGCAAAAGCATTTTCGTACAGACTTGTTGGCACTTTGCAAACAACAATTATTGGTTATATTTTTACTGGTAATTTTGTGATAGCATCATCAATGGGTATGGTTGAATTATGTATTAAACCACTTATCTACTTTTTACATGAAAGAGTTTGGTATAAATGGATAAAATTTGGGTTGAAAAAAGACACGAATGAATAAAAACGACCTCATAATTATTGATGATTTTTTAGATAATGTTGACCACGTTAGAAAAGAGGCGTTGTTGTTATCATACACAAAATCGCCAATTGATAGTAAGGGGTGGAAGGGTTATAGATGTTTAGAAGAGAACGAATTAGCGTCTAATTTAGGGGATAAAATTAAACAAAGATTATTAACTTTAGATCCCAAATTTACCCATTCAGATTTTAAATATTATTTTCACTACACGTTAAGTGAGGATGGTGGAAATGAAAATATGATCCATAAAGATGAGAAATCAGATTACGCTGGGGTTCTTTATCTAAGTCCAGGGGCACCACCTAAATCGGGGACCTCTTTTTATAATGACAGGGGGGTTGAAATTCATTATCTTGAAAATATTTATAATAGACTAGTCATCTACCCCTCAAATGAGTGGCACTCATTGAAAGAATCTTTTGGTAGTGACATTAATAATGGAAGGTTAACGTTTACATTTTTTTGTAAACTGAAGATTAAAAATACTAGTTCGTTAATATGAAAAAAGTTGTTGTAATAGGTGGAGGAACTGTTGGTTGGCTAACAGCATTATTTGCTCAAAAATTTTGGGCTAATATCGATGTGACATTAATAGCCAGTTCAAAAATAGATATATTAGGCGCCGGAGAAGGAACAACACCAAATTTCCCCACAATTCTATCAAGGTTAAACATAAATGAAGAGGACTTTATGGAGAAAACCGGATGCACAAAAAAGTATGGTATTGATTTTGTCAATTGGAGAGGAGATGGGAAATCATTTAAGCATAACTTTCAAAATAATGAGTTGGTTTATGCATATCATTTTGATGCCAGATTAGTGGCAAAATATTTAGAAGAATTTTCAAAAGATAAAAATATAAAACGCATAGACGCTATCATCAAAGGGTTTAATGAGAATGAAAATGGTATTAATGAAATAATTCTGGACAATGGTGAAATAGTTAAATGCGACTTTGTATTTGATTGCAGTGGGTTTCAAGAATTAGTTATCGGTAAACATTTTAAAACTGAATGGGTGTCTTATGCTGATCAATTACTTTGTAATTCAGCAATTGCTTTTTTCTTACCACAAGATAACCCTGATATTCAAAAGACCAAAACATGGACTAAGGGAATATCAATGAAAAATGGTTGGGTATGGGGTGCACCATTAAAACATAGATGGGGATCTGGTTATGTATTCTCAGACAAACATACAACAACAGAAGAAGTCCTATCCGAAGCGGAGGAATATTTTGGTAGAAAACTTGACATAGTAAAAGAGTTTAAATTTAAAAGTGGAACATATAAAAAGTTTTGGGTTAAAAACTGTGTTGCTGTTGGGTTAGCGTCGTCTTTTCTAGAGCCAATGGAAGCGACATCTATGATGACAAGTATAATGTTTTTAAAGGGGTTGTTAGATTATAACTTCGATGAAAAATATAGAGATCTATACAACGAAAGAATGTTTAATTACAATGAACAAAATATGTTGTTTGTTAGACACCATTATACATGTGATCGATTAGATACTAAATTTTGGGTAGACTATAAAAACACCCCTCTACCAGATAAATTAGCAAAGCTTTATAATGAACAAGGTGCCTTTAATTTCCCAACACATAATTTAAAGGTAAAAGAAATGTTAGCACACGATCTAAACTTTTCTAATTTTAACTGGGGAAGCTGGCAGACGATTCACAAAGGAAAATCGGGTATATATACAAAAAATTTAGTTTAATGCGAATTCTGGTTTTATCATTACCAAGAACAGGGTCAACTTCTTTTTCTAAAAAGTTAGCTGAAGAACAGTTATTATCTTTTGTTTTCGAACCATTTGCCCCAATGGCATCTAAATTCAATAAACTAAAAAATTTTGACACAGATTACACCAAAGATAATGTAATAGTTAAAACGTTGATTAATGATGAATTTGATGTTGATTGGTATGTAAATTTCAGTAGCCAATTTGATAAAACTTATTTATTAAGCAGAAAAAATATAAATGCATGTATTGAAAGCTGGGCGTTTTTAAATTATAAAAGAAACGAAACCCCCGGGTTCGATTTTGAGACTGAATATTTTTGGGAAAAAACACCAAACTATGATGAATCTTATGATCAAATTTTAAGGTGGGAGAATAAATTAAAAGTAATCGCCTCAAGATTAGACCAGAAAATCATGTATTATGAAGATATTTTTGGTTATAATAATAATACATTAAGAAAAGGTGATAGAAAACATAACAACAAGCTCTTATAATGAAATTTTTAATCAGTTATACAATATAACTGAAGGTAAAATCATATTAAGTGGGTCCTTGGGGTTAAAAATGCAAAATATAATAGAAAGAGATGTTAATGATTTAGATGTCAATATTTTACATCTCGATTGGTTAACATATAAAAATCAATTAGAAAAATCTTTTCGCATTTATCCAGGAATTCAAATTAGACACGGTGAGCTAGAATATGATGTTTACACTTGTTTTGACAAAAAGACCAAATTAAACGAATTTCATTTATTTGTTAATTATGGTAGCAATATCTATGTTTTAAAAGACAATATAAGAATTTTAGCACCAAAATTTCACCTGCTTGATAAAGAGATTATAATGAAGCATGGGGATAACCCGGACAAACACCTCGAAGACATTACCCTAATAAAATCCTACTTAAATGAAAACTAAAAAAGCTTATTTCATATGTGGAAGTGGGGGTAGCGGGAAAAGCACCTTAGCAAAAACGTATTTTCCAAACTACACAATTATTGATATTGATTTAATATATGAACAAGAGCTAATAAAGTGCGGCCTTAATCTAAAAATTAAAGACTTTTCTCCGGAAAACAGTAAAAAAGCATTAGAATTGTTTGAAAAATCAAAAGGTATTAATGATCAAAAGTTCAATAGTTCTGTGGAAAATGAGGATAATATTGTAATCGATTCAATTGGGAGGGACCCGGAGATCATATTTTATCAGAGGTCTTTTTTAGAAAAAAGAGGATATCAGACTTTTATGATTATGGTATACGCAGATCTAGAAACTTGTTTAGATCGGATTGAGGTTAGAGAACGTACTTACCCGCATAACATAACTATTGATAGCTGGTATCTTTCTTATAGCAACATGGTGGGTTATAAAAAAGAATTTGGGGACAGATTTATGTTATTTTATAATGATGGGCAAGATTCTAAAGAGAAACTTGAGGTATTTATATATAAAAAAACAGATAAAAAGAATATAATTTAATTAAAAAACATATGAAAAGTGTACTAATTGGTGCAGACATACTTAAACTGGAAAATGGGTATAAATTGCTAGAAATAAACACGGATGCTGACTTATTTTTACCAGACATCCCTTACTTGGATTTGGGCCCATTATTTACATTTTTGGAGACAAATTCGTACAATAAATTGGTTATAATTTATAAAAGAAAGCATATTTCTCAAGATGTAATCAATCTATTTCAAGAAAAATGTAATGAAAAGTCTATCACACTACAAACTATTGTAATATTGAATAACAGTGTTACAGTACCATCTATCACCGAAGAACCAAATGCATTTTATTTAAGATGTGCATATGATGTTACTGCGATTATCGATGACACGTATTGTAGAGATAAGTCTGAAGTTGTTAAGTTATTGTTTGACTCAGGTAATCAATCAATTTTACCTAAAACATATGTAAAATATAGTGAGGATGGATCGATTTTAGATAATTTAACAACCCCAATTAGTAATGCCCCATCTCCTAACGTTATCGCTAAGAAAATACTTCCAGATTTCGATAAGTTAAACTTCCCTGCTTTTTATAATATTCAGACATCTGAGGAACTCACAGATTTAAAAACAGGCACCTCAGACAGTGTTATGTTACAGGAATATCAGATCAATAATAATCTTAGCTCTGATGGGCAAATTAGTGATGTAATTAGAATGACAATTGTTCTACTTTCAGATGTAGAAACTATTATTCCACTAGGTGTAACAATAACAAATAACCAATTACCATTAGACACATCAAAAATTACTTATACTGGTAATAAATTAGATAATATGTGGAAAGCTATGTATTTTTCAAATCCTAATTTATTAGGTATGGGGGTTCCTGGTTTCTATGAGGTTATTAAAGTTAGTGAAGGTAATGAAGAAACAACAACAATAGAGAATCTAGTTGCTGGAGACATAATCAAATCGGCTAGATTATCTAATTTAAGTGTAGACGCAACCATGGAGAGTACATTGGAATGGTCAGCAACAGGTAGCTTAAGCGATATCATTTCATACGAAACGGCTTCCGTTCGTTTCATTACTAAAACACCTTACCAAGGTTGGTTAACTAATCTTGAATATGGTAATAATGAAGTTAGCGGATCATCCTTATTGGGTAGTGCTGAAGTTTTACTTATTAGTAGTTCAGTAAGTGGTAGTATAACTTTTGAGACGGCCTACGAAACAACATTAAACGACTCGGTAATTACCACACAAAATTTAATGTTGCCCGTTACAAAAAAAGAAAATGTTTGGTATTCAGGTAGTGTTGTAATATTAGATATAGAACCAGCTGACGTTTTTGTTGCTGGAACCTCAACAAACGAAATAAGCCGAAATACTGTTGGTGACATATTATTACACAACAAATGTACTTGGTCTGGTTTCTGTTGTTTTACTGAAGATACTAAGGTCGCAACAGAAAACGGCGATGTCCTAATCAAAGACATAAAAGTCGGTGACATGGTATGGTCGTTTAATTTTGAAACACAAACTAAAGAACTTAAAAAAGTTTTACAAGTAGTTTCGCCAATACATAATGATATTGTTGAAGTTGGGTTTAGTAATGGTGTAACAAATAAAAATACATTTGACCACCCGTACTATACCATCGAAGGTAGCCTAACATCTTATTTACCAGAAAAAACGATGCAATGGTATAAAGGTGACGTTACACAACTTTCAATTGGTACAACATGTGTAGATGAAAATAACTCAGGTGTTGAGGTAACATCAATTAACGAAGAGTTAAACGATGTTCAAACATACACTTTATTTATTGAAGATAATAAAAACTTCTATGCTAATGGCATATTAGTTTATGATGAAGAAAAATAAAAATTATGAAATTATTTAATTTAGGTGATGCCTCACCGTCAGCAAGAATGACATTTCTATCAGTAGGAATTGTTGTGTTTATTGCCAATTGTTTAGCTGGTTTTGAAAATGTTAGTTGGCTGCATTGGGCTCCACCAACTATATTACCATTAGCGGCACTTACTGGTGTTTGCCCATTCAAAATTATTTGGGAAAAATTAGGGTTTAAAAAATAAAATATATTGAAATGAAGATAAAAACAGCAGCAACGGAAGCAGATAAAGTAGCATCATTAAACATTTTACAAATTTTATTTGCGGCTATTAGAGCTAAACATTCTAATTAATTTTGAATAGACTTTGGGTTTTTGGAGACAATGCATCCTCAATTTTTGGTAGAACTAAAGAGAGGCGATATGAATATTATAGACGCCTTAGAAACGATAATTTTCCACCATCCTGGTCAGAGTTATTATCATCAAAACTTAATTTAAAGTTAAATAACTATGCTATTGAAGGTCAATCAAACTATGATATTTTTGAGTGGTTTTGTAAAGCATCGAACAAAATTCAAAAAGATGATATAGTAATTATTGGATGGGCGAATATTCAAAACTATAGGTTATATGATGAATATACAGAAAGTTTTATAACTGTAAGACCTTACGCAATAAACAATCCCAACACCCCAAGATTATTAAACGGTATTGAATTAGAAACAATTAATCAGATATCCAGAAACAGAGTAAATAAAAAATGGGCAAACGAAATTGATAATTGGATGAATCTAATTAATGGGTATCATCAATTAAAGGGGTTTAAACTTTTTTATTGGACTTTTGATCAAACATTAAATAGACCTGGATTTATTGGGGCTGAACATAACGATCTCAGATCTTATTTAATTTCATTGGGAGCAGAAGATATTAGAATGGAAACCAATGGATTATTAAATGATGATCATTTTGGTGAAAAGGGACACTTGATTCAATCAGAATATTTTTATAAATTCATATCATGAATAACCTTTGGACATTTGGCGATAGTTTTACTTTTGGATATGGGTGTAGGAAATTTCCCGGTAATTTGGATAATACATTCAATGTAAAGTATGTGGATTACATAGATTTAGATAGACCAATATGGGCTGAACATGTTGCATCAACACTTGGTTTAAACCTTTTAAATTATGGTGTTAATGGTATCAGTAACGACCACATTATTGATTACGTTTTTGATAATTTGAGTGAATTTAAAAGTGACGACATTATTGTAATTCAAATTTCTACAAGTGCTAGATATGACTTTCCATTTGTAAAGGAAAAAAAGTTATTTGGTGGCTGGGAAGTTAATAGTCGTGATAATATATATGATCCAGACAACAAGTCACCCTATTTCTTTAAAACCGTTTTTAGTACAAATATTGTGAAAGAATATGAAAATGGCGGAGAAGATGCTTTGACATTTTCTACAGGTGAAACAAATAAAAAAGAATTAAAATTGACCAAAGAAAAATATAATCTTATAAAATATTTTTTTACCGAGTTTTTATCAACTAAAAAATATTATGAAAGACAAATTTGGAGGTTCATTAAACTTTCTAATTTTTTAACCTCACTAGGATTACAGATTTATTTAATACACGAAGATTATTGGCCAGGTATGTATGAGAAACCAAAAAATCTAATCTCTACAAGTGAAGATGGAATTTTACAAAAAATTATTAGAGATAAACATACAATTATGCATGATACAAATTCTGCTATCATAGATTACCACCCAAGTTATGACGGTCATTTATCTATAGCTGAAAGTATATTAAAACATATTAATGAAAATTCTAATTTATACAACACATAGAACGGGGTCCACAGCATTAGCCCAATTGTTAATGGCGCATTATGGTTGTGATTACCACAGAGGTAGCTTAATTTACCCCTTACCTACTGACATTATCATAAAAATAACCCCCTCTGAATCAAAATATAATGAAATTCAATCTTATTTTGATAAAAAGATAGTTTTAACTAGGGATAATATTAAAGATCAAGCTGAAAGTAGAGTATACGCGGATTTAGTTGAAAAAAAATTTGAACCATATACCATTGAAAAATCATTTTTATTAGAGAATCATTCTAAAATCTTAGAAATGGAACAAACAATTATTAAGGAAAATGAATACCTATTAAGTTGTGATGATTGCTTATTTCTAACATATGATGAATTATACTATACCCCTTTCGGTTTAAGTAAGTTAGAAGGGTACCTTGATACTGAATTTACATTTAAGATTGATAGTAATAAAAAATATCGGAATGGGGCAAAAAGCCTAATATAGAAGTAACCAAGAAAGGATAACAAAGTATTTATCTAAATAAAATAACACAATATTTAGATGAATATTTTTGATCCACAAATATCCGGCTCGCTGTCGGTATCGGGCTCCGGCCAAGTTTCGGGCGATTTAACGGTTTTAGGTACATTATTTGCCACTATTTCTGGTACTGCGGAAAATGCGGTTTCAGCTTCGCATGCCGCTTCCTATACCCTAACATCTAGCTTTCATCAGTTCACTTCTTCATATAATACCGGTTCATTTACCGGCTCTTTTAGCGGTAACGGGTCTGGTTTATACAATATACCGGCTAGTGGGGTAACAGGGCTTAATTTAAGCCAAATTTCCGAAGGTAATGCTACCGCATCTATATCCCAAGCAAATGGTTTATTAATCAACACAAACACCGAAATTACAGGTAATTTAAAGGTTAATAACATTAATGTTGGTACAAATGGATTGGTGACAGTATCAGTAACGGATTCAGCGGGAAAATATTTCATTGATAATGTTAGAAACCCACAACTAACCCTAGTTAAGGGATTCACATATAAATTCTTATTTCCAAATATTGGAGCCCATCCATTTAGGTTCTCAACTACAAATGATGGTACACACAATGGCGGTGTTATATACAGCACCGGTGTAACCACAGGAGCTACCCCAGATTATATTCAAATAGTTGTAACGGACACAACCCCATCAACGCTATATTATTTCTGCACATCACACCCAGGAATGGGAAGCGGAATTTCTGTTCAATCAGATTTATTAAATCTTGAAGCGGATAGAAATGTTGTATATATTGACCCATCCAGAATAGCAACAACCGGGTCAAACTCATTAACTGGTTCACAAACAATAAGCGGATCTTTATCTGTTACTGGTTCTGTTAATATAACGGGGTCAATATCATTGAATGGTCAGCCAATTGGAACCGGTAAATTAGATGAAACGGTTTTTAATACATATACATCATCAAATGATAGTAGGGTATCTGCTTTAGAAGTATCCACAGGATCTTTAAACACATTTACGAGTTCAATTAACACAACAATTAAGAACAAAATGGATGCGGACGGTGTGGTGTCTGGTGCTATTCAAATATCTATTACGGGTACTACAGATTTTACATCATTCAGTACATCAATTTCTCAGTCAATTAGTAGATCATTATTGGATTCTAAAAACTATACAGATCAACAAATTGGGTTATTGGATTTTGCAACTCCCTTAACAGCTTTAAATCAAGCAACAGCTAGTTTAAATAGCTATACAAGTTCTAATACAACTAATATTAATGCTATTCATACTGCAACAAGTAGTTTGAATTCCTATACAAGTTCAAATACAACTAACATAAATGCAATTCATACTGCAACAAGTAGTTTAAATTCATTTAGCTCTTCTATATTGGGGGCGGTTGAAGTTACCGGATCTAATTTAACAATTAAGGGTAATTTGTTAGTTAAGGGAACAACAACACAAATAGATTCTACAACAGTTAATATTGGTGATAACATTATTCAATTAAATGGCACTGGCACAAATAATGCTGGTCTAGTGGTTCAAGATCCCACTGCACCAAATACCGCATCCGGTTCGTTGCTATGGGATAGCACATCCGATTATTGGAAGGCAGGACAGCTAGGTACCGAAGAAAGAATAATTTTAAACAATGAATATAATACTTTCTCAACTTCAATTGATTCAAGAGTAAGTAGTATTCAAGAAGTAACATCTAGCAACAATAGTAGACTTAATAGTCTTGAAATATCAACATCAAGTTTAAATACTTTTACTTCAAGTACAAACACTAAACTAAGTTCATTAGAAACCGCTAGTTCATCTATTAGAAGTGATTTTAATAGCTATACATCTTCAACAAATACAAGATTAGGTATAATTGAAACTTCTACTGGATCTTTAAATACATTTACCACTAGCGTTAACAATAGCTTATCTGCTATTCATACTGCTACATCATCATTAAATTCATATACATCAAGTACAAATGTAAAACTGAATGCAATTGAGACATCTACTGGCTCATTAAATACATTTACAAGTAGTGCGAATAATAAATTAACTAGTTTAGAAACAGCAAGCGGTTCTATTAGAACAGATTTTAATAGTTACACAAGTTCTAACGATTCTACAAATACAACACAAAACAATAGATTAAATGCTATTGAAACAAGCACTAGCTCACTTAATAGTTACACAAGTTCTCAAAGTGCAATTAATAATAGTGTTAATTCAACAACTGCTTCATTAAATTCTTACACATCATCTACAAATACTAGATTAGGTGTAATTGAGTCAACAACATCATCTTTAAATTCTTATACAAGTAGTACTAATACTAGAATTGCATCAATTGAAACTGCAACATCTTCGTTGAATTCTTTCACAAGTTCAATTAATACAACGATTAAGAATAGATTAAATGCTGAGAATGTTATATCGGGCTCAGCACAAGTAACTTTATCAAGTACAACAGGTTATTCAACATTCAGTTCATCTTTAGCAACAACTGATGCTGGGCAAGATAGTAGATTGAATTCGCTAGAAGGGAAAACCGGTAGTTATGCAACAACTGGAAGTAATGTATTTCAGGGTAGTCAAACAATCACCGGCTCATTATACATCTCACAAGATTTAATTGTGGGTGGTTCGTCTTCAATTAATTTCGTTTCTCAAAGTACATTAAACATCGGGACAAACTTAATTACAGTAAATGCTCAAAATCCATCAACAAGATTTGGCGGCTTAGCTGTAATAGATAGTGGCTCATCACCTCAAGTTTCTGGATCGATGTTATTTGATTCGGTAAATGATCAATGGATTTTTGTTCATCAAAATCAATCTGCTATAACATCATCAGTTTTATTGATGGGTCCTCAAACAACCAACAATTTAGGTGGAGAATCTTACTTAACTTTAAATCGTATACCAAAAGGAACAGGTATTGAGCATTTAAATGATAGTAATATAACAGATACTGGAACCAAGGTAAGTATTAATTCAAATACAGAAGTTACAGGAACACTTATTGTTACACAAAATATAACAAGCCCGAATATAACAGCAATTCAAATTGCAACTGGAAGGTTAAATTCTTACACATCTTCTTTACAAACAGCAATAGAATTAACTGGATCTAACTTAACCATTAAAGGTAACTTATTAGTTAAAGGAACAACAACAAATGTAAATACAACAACACTTGATGTTGATAATAATCTAATTAATTTAAATGGTAATGGTGCATCATTTGCTGGATTAAGAGTTAAAGATACCACAGCACCAAATCAAGTTTCTGGTTCATTATTATGGGACGCAACGAATGATTATTGGATTGCGGGTCAATTAGGTTCAGAACAAAGAATTGTTAGAGAAACAGAGTTTAACAATGCCGTTACTAGAATCGGAAATGTTGAAACCTCTACAGGATCATTAAACTCATATACATCTTCTAATAATACCAGATTAGGGGTTATTGAAAGCACCACAAGTTCTTTGAATACATTTACAAGTAGTGCGAACGGAAGATTAAATTCTCTTGAAAGTGCAAGTAGTAGTATTAGAACAGATTTTAATAGTTACACAAGTTCTAACAATAGTACAAATACAACACAAAACAATAGACTTAATTCTATTGAGAGTACAACCGGCTCATTAAATACTTTTACATCGAGTGCTTCTAGTAAATTAACTTCAATTGAATCATCAACTAGTTCACTTAATTCGTACACTAGTTCTAATACAACCAATATAAATGCAATTCATACTGCAACAAGTAGTTTGAATTCTTATACATCTTCTAATAATACTAGATTGGGGGTTATTGAAGCTACAACAGCGTCATTAAATAGCTTTACAAGTAGTACCGGAGGAAGGTTAAGTGCATTGGAAACTAGCACAGGTTCATTGAACAGTTATACTAGCTCTAATACAACTAACATAAATGCAATCCATACTGCAACAAGTAGTTTAAATAGTTTTACAAATTCATTTAATAGTGCATTTAGTTTAAGTGGTGCCGATGTTACTGTGAAAGGTAACTTTACTGTATCGGGAACAACAACAACGGTAAATTCAACAACGGTTAATATTGCAGATAATATCATTCAATTGAATGGTACAGGCGCAACAAATGCTGGTCTTGTTGTTAGAGATGCTACTTCACCATCAAACGCATCTGGTTCATTATTATGGGACACAACAAGTGATAAATGGATTGCAGGTGTGCTTGGTTCAGAAGATGATATTGTATTAAGAACAACATCACAAACGTTAACTAATAAAACAATTAGTGGTGCATCAAATACTTTATCAAACATTGGTAATAGTTCCTTGACAAATAGCTCAATCACCATTGCTAATACATCCACATCATTGGGCGGCAGTATAAGCGCGGCAACAATCGGTAACGCAATTGGGGCATTTAGCGGTTCAGCTCAAGTAGCATTAACTGGAACAACAGGTTTTGGAACATATATTGATCAAGCATTATTAACAACAAGCTCACCAACACACGCTAGCTTAACAATAACAGGTAGAGCACAAATAGGTGGAACAGATAGTAGAGGTGTGTTAACAGTTCAAACCGGCTCAACACAAACATATACAGCTAACACGGATCCAACAGATGCTGGGCGTTTCTTTGTTATGCAAAACACAAGCACAACAAATGCTGCCGGCCAGTATTCAAATATAACATTACAAATTAATCCAGGGGGCTCAATCGGTAGCGGTAGAGTACTTGGTGATATTCGTTTAGTTAGAAATTCATTAAATGGAACTAGCGCTAGATTTGTTTTCAGTGCATTTAGAGACGATGCAACATATAAAGATTATTTAAGTTTAGATTTTGCTGGCGCCACTTTTGCTGGAACAATAAATGGTTTAACAGTATCTACCGGAACCATAACTTCAGGTACTTGGAATGGTAGTTCGATAAGTACAACATATACTGACGCAAAATTAACATCAGTAGCCGGCACTACAAACCAAGTAAATGTTAGTGCAAGTACTGGCGCAGTAACATTCTCATTACCGCAAAGCATACATACTGCCGCAACACCAACATTTGGTGGTCTAACATTATCAGGAACTGGTACTGGAAATGCACCAACATTAAGGGTTAATAACTCAAGCGCTTCTAGTTTTAATCATTCAATAGAAGCATTTGCAGCAAATACAACTGCTGGCCAAACAAATTTAATTGTTGTTGGGGTATCCGGTAGTACTAAAAACGCAGGTTACTTAGGTTATAATTGGTCTAGTGCTGGTTCTAATAGTAACTATGTAAGTTTAGGACATTGGGGGGCAGATAATTTATTAAGAGTTTACGGTGATGGTACAGTTTATATGGGCACTGTTACAACAGGTGTTTGGAATGGTACTTCAATTGGTACAGCATATACCGACGCAAAAGTAACATCTGTGAGTGCGGGTACCGGTGTTTCTGTTAATCAAACAACCGGAGCAGTAACTGTTTCTATTGGTCAGTCAGTGGCAACAAGTGCGTCCCCAACATTTGCAGACGCTACATTAACTGGAGGTTTAACCGTTGGTGGGTCACTTTCAAGAGGAACGTATACCACAGCATCTAATTACGTAACAGGTGCAGATAATATTGTACTAAAAGGTAATTCTTCAGGCGTAAGCGGTATTTTCTTCGAGTCTGAAAAAGACGGAACAAATATAAATCACCCATCAGATTTTGGTTTTATACAATTTCATCCTTATGGTATTGGTGGATCAAGTGGTGAAGCGAATCGATTAGTTATTGGCGTTTCTAATGATGCGGATGATATGATTGTACTTAACCCAATGGATACCAATGGTGTTAAAGTTAGGGTTGGGACAGGCACAACCGAATATAGTGTATATCATTCAGGAAATTTAACTAATCTAAATCAACTTACAAATGGGCCAGGTTACATAACAGGAAACCAATCAATATCAATAAGTGGTGATGCGTCAGGATCTGGCACAACATCAATTTCTTTAACCGTAAGCCAAATACAAGGCAGAGCATTTAGAAATACAGGATCAAACGAAGGTGTTAATGCAAATAGTTTAGATGCGAATGGTACAACATATGTTACCAACGTTGATGGTAGTTCAACCAACTTAACAGGTAATGCAACAGATGGGGCACTTTATTCTCAAGTATATAGTTCAAGCTGGCAGCATCAAATTTATGGTGATTATAGAACTGGAATAATGTACGCGAGAGGTAAAAATAACGGAACATGGCAATCATGGAAGAGAGTAGCATTAAGTAACTCAACAACATTTTCTAACGTTTCAAGTGTTAGTTTTACACATAATTTAGGAACAGCAAACTTAACTGCACAAGTATTTGATAGTAGTGGTAACATGTTTTTCCCTTCTGAAATAAACATAACATCAACAACAGTTACAGTAACTTTTGCTGCAAATAGAACAGGAAGACTTGTTGTTACCGGATAAAATACGTATATTAAAGTATGTTAAGAGAAAATGTAATTGTTAGTGGCTCTTTAGATGTTAGTGGACAATATATAATACCTAGAGGACCAAGAGCTAATAGACCATCTAGCCCAGAAATAGGATCTCTTTACCTTGAAGAATCTAGTAGTGGAAGTTTTGTTGTCACGTACACAGCAGCATCAAATAGAGATGATGGATGGGAGCCAGTTGGTTCACAAAATACAGATAGAATAGGTTTTTTATATAGACAAATTATTAATTTCTCATACTTGGCCGGTGGTTATAAAGATTCTTCACCATGGAAGAATGTACACCGCACAACAAATGCAACCGATCAAACAGTTCACTTAGGTGAATTAATGGACTATCCAGCATCATATACATCTGGTGCGTGTAGTAAATCAATATTGTTTGTATGGTCAACTAACACAGACGGTCTATGGAAATCGGCAACACAAATACATTCAACATATACAACAGGTGTTCATATGGTAAATGAAACTGCGTATGCACACCAATCTAAATGGGATTTAGCAAATGCAAGAGACGATTTAGGTACATTATTCCAAGAAACAGAATTTGCTTGGGTATTTGGTGGTGGTGTTGCGACTGTAGAGAAATTTAATTTAACTAATGAAGTTATGTATAGTGTATATTATCCAAATATGCAACCATACTTAACTTTAAAAACATCCCTCACTAGTTCTCTTGGTGCATCTGGTTTTTCAGATGAAAATTATGGTTATGGTTATGGTTCGGAGAGTGGTAATAAATTGTTTTTTGCCACAGATACTTTCACAACAAACCAACAATGGGGTGCAAGCGGTCAACAAAAAGGTATTAGCTCAAAATGGGGTAAGGGATATGCTGGTAATGAGGGCACATATAATGGAGGTTATAATTTAAGAAGATGGAATGTATTTAACGAAACCAACATAGGTAACGTAGCCAAACCACACGGAAATTGTGGGGAAGAAAACTTCACTATGGGACAAGATCATCAATATATGCTTGGAAACTATGATGGCTTACAAAATAATACGAGTTGGAAGTTTGTTTATGCGACCGATACGGGAACCGTAAACCCAGCTGGACTAGCTCCAGGGGTTAATGGTGGTACGTCATCGGGGCATTGCGGCTGGAGAAATTAAAAAATGTATTTATAAAATATGCGTCACGATAACATAGAGATTAGTGGATCACTTAGAGCACAGGGGATTGCAAAACCACCAGCAGGAAGTAGGGCAAATAGACCAAGCAGTCCTGTTACTGGTTCTTTGTATTTGGAACAAGCGGCTAGTGGTAGTTTTCTCATGGTTTATACTGGGTTAGATAATGGTGATAGTGGATGGGTAAGAGTATCCTCACAAGTCAATTCAAATGTTGGCTTTAAATTTAGACAAATAATTGCTGTTTCATATTTGGCCGGAGGGTATAAAAACTCTTCACCATGGAAGAACGTACATAAAACAATTAATTCAACAGACCAAACATCACATATTGGTGAACTATTAGATTATCCGGCATCATATACATCAGGTGCTTGTAGTAAGTACATTTTCTTTGTATGGTCAGTGAATACCGATAATGCATTTAAAGGACCATCAGATGTTAATGGTGTGAGAACATCAGCAATTAATATGGCAAATGATACAAACTATGCACACCAAACAAAATTTAATATAACAACAGCAAGAAGTGATTTGGGTACAATGCATAAAGAAACTGAATTTGCATACATGTTTACTGGTGGTAGTTCTTATGTTGAAAAATTTGATTTAAGCAACGAATCAATAATGACCGGTTATAACTTAACAACAATAGATGGTGGTGATGGTGGATCCGCTTTTTCTGATGAAAACTTTGGATATGGATGGACATCTAGTGCAGGAATTAAATTCAGCTTTGCTTCAGAAACATTTACTTCAACCGGTATGTGGGGGGCACACTCACAACAAAAAGGCATTAGTTCTAAAGTAGGTAAAGGTTACGCTGGTAACGAAGGTAGTTATTCGGGCGGATACAATCTAAGAAGATGGAGCAACGCTAGCGACACAAATCTAGGTAACGTTGCTAAACCACACCCAAATTGTGGTGAAGAAAACTTTACCATGGGGCAAGACCACCAATATATGCTTGGAAACTATGACGGAGCACAAAATAATACAAGCTGGAAATTTACTTATGCAACAGATACTGGAACAACAAGCGTAAGCGGATTGGCACCTGGTGTTAATGGCGGTACATCTTCCGGTCATTGTGGCTGGAGAGCATAAAAAGATATAAAAATGATATACGAGAATTTAGAAGTTAGTGGTAGTTTAAGGTCTGATAGAGTTGTTAACAGACCACCAAGAGGGCCAAGAGCAAGCAGACCCTCTAATCCAAGCTCAGGTTCATTATTTCTTGAAACAACAACCAGTGGTAGTAACTACTTGATGTTATATACTGGCGTTTCAAATATCGATAATGGCTGGGAAAGAATTGCGGCACAAGAAACACAACCCACAGCATTTAGATATAGACAAATTATTAACTATTCTTATTTGGCTGGTGGTTATAAAGATGCGTCACCATGGAAGAATGTTCACAAAGTTACCAACCTTACCGATCAAACAACACATATTGGCGAGTTGCTAGATTACCCAGCATCATATACATCTGGCGCTTGTAACAAATCTATTTTCTTTGTTTGGTCCGTGAACGATGATGGTGCATGGAAAGGTCCGGATAGTATTCACGGAACAAGAACTTCAGCGATCAATATGATTACTGATACCAATTACGCACATCAATCAAAGTTTAATACTAGTATTGCACGAAGCGACGTTGCGACTATGCAAAAAGAAACTGAAGCGGCTTATTTAATTTCCGGAGGATCAACAACAATAGAAAAATTTAATTTATCGAACGAAAGTTATGTAAGTGGTTTTGCTGTAACATCTATCAGTGGAAATGATGGAGGTGGAGCATTTTTTGATGAAAGTTTTGGATACGCTTGGACATCTAGTGCCGGTATTAAATTTAATTTTTCAAACGAGACACCATCATCATCAACTCATTGGAGTGCACATGCTCAGCAAAAAGGTATTAGCTCTAAACATGGTAAAGGATATGCAGGTAATGAAGGAAGTTATAATGGTGGGTATAATCTAAGAAGATGGAGCAATGCTAGCGATACCAATATTGGTAATGTGGCAAAACCTCACACTAACTGCGGGGAAGAGAATTTTACTATGGGACAAGATTGGCAATATATGTTAGGCTGTTATGACGGTGGTGGACAAAATAATGTTAGCTGGAAATTTACTTATGCAACAGATAGTGGAAGTTCTAGTGTAACCGGATTAAACCCAGCGGTAAATTCGGGGACATCATCAGGACATTGCGGCTGGAGGCAATAGTTGACAATTTGAAAATTTTTACTTATATTACAACAAAAACAATTTTATTTATGGAAGGTTACAAATATGACAGAGCAAAAAATTTAAATAATCCATTCGATGAGAAATTGATGAAAATCTCAGAAAATATGTCTTTCGCATTACCAAAGTATAAAGCATATAATTTCGTTGGTGGAGCACAAATAACCCCATACGCAAAATTAAAACAATGGCTATTGGAATTAAGAGGTAGAGAGGATGCTGTAGAGCATTTAGAGTATACAGTTAGAAAAGCGGAATTAGAAATCCAAATGGATGAAGAAAGTAAGGAATTTATAGCCGACCCAAAAAGAAAAGAAATGATCGATTTAACAATTGCTGATAAACAAATTGATTTAAGAAAATTCAAAAGAAATTTAAGAGACGCTTATAGAGAAAGACAAGGGTTCATTGATTTAATTAAAGAATTTTTAGAAAGCGAGGACTCAATCTTACCAGACGGCACAAAATTAATTGATGTATTTGGTAACCATGAATTAGAGGAAAAATATGAGCATGAATATTGGACTGTTCGTATGGCTAAGCAAGCGATGCTCGATATGATATCTTATGGAAGAATTGGAACGGGTAACCTAGATTCAATTTTAATGATGGATCCTGAACAACAAAAACAAGTATTATCTTTAGCTTCATCATATACTATTTCAATTGACAGAAACATTAATCAATTAATGACACAAGCAACAACAAATCACTTTTCAATTGAAGAATCATTAAAAAATCAATTGAAGTTAGATAAACCAAATAATATTCAAACAGAAAAATTATTATAATGACGCATATTATTTTTAAATTACAAGGTAATGTTCCGGGCTACATTCATGTTGTGGGTATGTACTTAAACTACAATTATGGAAGAATTGCTGACGAATATAATGACATGAGAGTAGAGCTCAACCGTATGGGGGCTATTATTATACCACCAGAAGTTGCTAGAGGGTTTGTATTTGCTGACATCTATAAAGATTATATCAGTGTTAGAACAAATTCACACATCATGGATGAGATCCCTCAGTTAGCTGAATCAGGAGAAACAGATGAAGAAAAAGTAAAACACTTTTTAACCGATGAAGATAAAGCAGCTGGTGTTGCTTTCAACAAAGCAGTAATGAAAAAAGTTGTTGCGGATAGATTTTCTGAAAGATATAAAGAGCTAATGGTTGACGCTTCCACATTAGAAAAAGACACTTGGGAAGAACAAAAGAGAGAAGCTTTTGGTTGGACTGCAGATAGTGATTATCAAACACCGATCATAGATGTGTTATCTACAGGTAGAGGAATCGACAAAGCAACTTTTGTTCAGAAAATTATTAACAACGTAACATCATATAATACTAAATTAGCAAACTTGTTATTAGAACAACAATTATTAGAAGAAAGAATTAAAGCTTGTCAAACTATTGCTGATTGCCATAGATTGAAACATGAGAAATTTGGGGTGGCTATGAGTAAGCAACAAAAAGAAGATGAAAATGTGCCATTCACACCTTTAACCCTGAAAATGGACTTTTAATGAATTTAGCAATTAATGGGACGTGCGCTAAAGGGTGTTCATTTTGCTTTACTAAAGAAGACGCAAGATTAAAACATACTTTAGGTAACATGACAATAGAAATGGTTGATAAAATTATCAACCATTATCGTTTAAACACACCACAAGAAGAAATTACCATTCTAGGTGGTGAACCAACACAACATCCAAATTTTATTGATATACTTGATTATATCTTCAGTAAAAATATGAAGATAAATCTTGTTAGTAATTTTTTATTTGGTAAAACAACTAGAGATTATTTAATCGATAATATAAAAAACATTAGATGGGTATTCCCAAATGCTGCAGAATTAAACGAAAAAAACAGGATGGTTATTTTTAAAAAGAACTATCTAGAAATTTATAAAGCCTATGCTAATACCTGGGGGTTTGATACCAACCCTAGACTTTACTTAGCTATAACCATGTCAAAAGATTGGAAAGATAGAAACTTTTATGATTATATAAAATGGTTATATCATGAATTGGATGGTAAAGTAAATGCAATTAGAGTTGGTTTAGATCTTACTGGCACGTATTTGATTAACAATAAAGAAATGGGTGCCGAGATTACCAAAATCCTTAAATTCGGGTTATATAACGGTATTAAGATTACTTCTGATTGTCAAGTACCTCCATGTTTATGGGAAGGTAAAACCAAGAAAGCTGTATTAGAAAATTCTTTAAATTTTGCCACATTTAAAATACCAGAATATGATACCATCTGTGGCTTTATGCCGTTAGATGTGTTTCCCGACGGTAGCTCAATTCATTGTTACCCTTTACAAGATAAAGTAAAGATCGATAATGTTTTGGAAATCTCAGGAAAAAACGGTATATTAGACCTAAGGGATAAGTTCGACGAGCTTTATACCATAAATCATAAAAATTATACAATACCGCAAGGCTGTTTAGATTGTGTCTTTTATAAGACCGAATGCAACGGAATTTGTGGTGGATGTTTAGAAGGATCAAAGTAATGAAAAAAATATTTTCAATCCCTTTTAATCCAATGCTTTCAGAAGAAGTATTTGTGAACAAATTTTATCCATTCTTAGAAAGAAATAAAGAATGGATTTATGATGTTTATTTTACTTGTAGAATACCCCCATTTACACAAGACGCAATGGGATCAACGTTCTCTGACGAATTTAGAGATGTTGTTTTTGATAATGCAATGATTGTACAGAAAGCTTTGGGGATTACTGTGAGCGCAACATTTAATAATACCAATGTTTCTCCTAGGTTTGATAACTACAAATTATTTGTTGATAACCTTAAACCTTTATATGAAAAGGGATTAAGATGCATGACCATTCCGCATGGACATTGGGTTGCAATGGGGTTAAAGAAACACTTTCCAGAAATGGAAATTAAAAACACTATCTTAAGAAAGGTTGCAACCGGCCAAGATTTTTGGTACAATGCTGATCAAGGGTTTGATTACATTAATCTTGATCGAATTCTAATGAGAGACGTTGAGGAATTAAAAAACATTAAGCGAGCACAATTAAAATACTACGAAGAAAAAGGTAGATACGTAAAACTATCATTACTTGTTAATGAAGGCTGCTTAGGTAGATGCCCAGTAATGGATGAACATTATTCTTATAACAACCTAAGAACAAACAACGAGTTACCATATTTTCATCATGAGATATCTAAGGTAACCTGTGAACACAAGTGGGAAAAAGATATCAACGCATTCTTTTTCAAAACCGGAACAATTCCACCATTCAAAGAAGAGTTTGATGAATTCCTGGAATATATTGATGTCTTTAAAATGCATGGAAGAGACAGTTTTAATAGATTAGATGAAACTATTGAAATTGTTGACTCATATGTTCAAGGTAAAGAAATATTATCTAAGACATCAGAAATATATTTGGATGGTATACCACATGAAGAATTAAAAGGTTGGAGAAATAAAATTAAGAAATGTAAGTTCCAATGTTGGGATTGTAATTACTGTGACATTGTTGCTGATCATAAGAAAAAAGCATATGGACTTAATTAAACATATTGATGAATCTATTGAGTGGGGTAGACTTGAAGTATCTAAACTAACACAGGATATTTTAGATATACATGGAATCACAAGTAACAAAGTCAAATCTTTTTTAAATAATATTTGTGATATCGAAGGTGCAACATATCTTGAAGTTGGTGTCTTTCGTGGTGCCACATTTTGTTCCGCAATATATGGTAACAACATTTATTCCATCGCGATTGATAATTTCATGTCCCCAAATTTAACCCCGAGAGGTGTTAGTCAAAAAATTGGCAACTATTATAAACACAATATTGACATTATCCCACAAGAAGAATTTTTAAATAATGTTAAAAAATTCGGTGATGTAGATAAGATATCAGTATATAAAACTGATTATCAAACATTTGACTTTAGCTCCTTACCAAATGTTGATATTATATTTTATGATGGGGAAACAAAATTTCACGATCAATATACAGCATTAACAAACATGCTACCAATTATTTCTGATCAAACTATTTTAATTATGGATGATTGGAACTGGGATAGTGGAGCCTTTGAACAATTCTTAGATAAAAACAAATTAAATCTTTTTCATTCTAAACAAATATTCACATCAGGTGAAGATCCGGACGATTTTTGGAACGGATTAGGTGTATTTTTAATAGGCAAATAGGTTCTTTTTTTCGTTTTTTTTGTTTATATTTGATAGTAATAAACTTTCTTTAAAAACAAAAAAACAGATGAAGAAAACAATGAAAATGCTATCGCTAATGTTAGCATTATTGTTTGTTGCTACATTGTCATTCGGTCAATATAGTAACAGCGCGATCAAACAGGGATCTGAGCAAGCCCTGAAAAAGTCTCAGGACACAACTAAAAACGAGTTACAAGAGATTATTGTAACAGCTAAAAAAGTTCCATTGATGACCAAAGTAGGGCCATATGGCCAACCACTTTGGACTACCATCAGAATGTTTCCATCCACAAGAGTCTATGTAATGAATCCTCCTGGTACTGCGATGTATGAGAAGTGGTTTGATATTAGACAAAGAAGAAACGGACCAGCACAAATCAGAATGAGAGATGAATTTACATTTGGTTTGGGTAAAAGACTTCAATTAGATTTATACTCTCACACAGTTTATGATGGCTTGGATGGCGCCAAAACTTTTAAATGGAGAGGTTTCTCTTGGGAACTTAGATATGCATTAGCAGATTGGGGTAAAATCTGGGGTAACCCAACACTTTACTACGAAATGAAAATGTTAGATGGTCGCTGGGGTATTGAACCTAAGTTATTATTAGGTGATAGAATTGGCGAAAGAGGCATATGGGGCTTTAATGCAATCTATGAAGGTAATCTTGCAAGTACTAAAGAGCAAAGAGAACCTGAGTATGCATATACCGCATCTTATGCTAACATCATTAACAATGATTTATCCGTTGGTGTCTCACACATGTTTAGATATAATGATTTTGATGGGGGGTCACAAGAATGGTATCTAGGTCCACTAGTTCAATATCGTTTTAGTAACAAAGGTTATCTAAACATTGAGCACATGCCAGGCTTAAATCAAGACGCTAAACAATCAAGAACCTTAATTATATTCGGATGGAGATTTTAATCAAAGGACAAGAGTTCCTTGTCTATTTAATATTCATTATGTTCATCACAGGTATCCTCAAAGAAAGAGGATACCTTATGGACGTTTTTAGACTTTTAGAACAAAAAGTTAAATCAAAGAAGATGGTTGTCTTCTTAGTATCATTATTTGGTGGTGTTCTACCAATTCCTGGTAGGGTTGCACTATCCGCATCAATGCTTAATAGTATCGCACCAGTTGATAATAAGAAACGTAAGAAGTTTGGTATCATCGATTACCTTGCAACACATCATTATTACCTATGGTCCCCATTAGAAAAGACTGTAATCATTCCTATGGCAGTACTAGGATTGACATACTCTAAGTTTATGTTATATGTGTGGCCACTGTTATTAATCACAGGTCTTTATATCACATATTATATTTTATCACTGGAAGACGATGAGATTGATATTGATGTTAAAGATGAACCGATTAATTGGAAAAACATATATCTGGTGGTTTTACCGTTCTTATCGACGATATTGGTTAGTTGTTTTACCGACTATTACTTTCTAGCATTTACGGTATTCACCTTTTATTTAATTAGTTATTCTAAGTTATGGGATAAGTTATTATCCTATATAAATTGGGACTTGGTGTTAATTGTTGCTGCGGTTATTATAATAGGAAACGTAGCCAATAGTTATTATTCAGATATTGAAAACTATATTAAACAATATAAAAATCCAGAGAGTATCTTGGTTGTTTCTATGCTTGGGTTTATGGCTTCTTTCTTACTTGGGTCATCAGCAAAATATGCTAGTATTGTTAGCTTATTAACAACAGTATTTGGTATGGAATATTTTGTACTATTCTTCACGTTAGAGTATTCCGCTTATCTGATATCACCCTCCCATAAGTGCTTACCCATAGGTCAAAAGTATTTCCATACTGGATTTATGACCTACTTAAAAGCATTAATTGTTTGGATATCTCTTATGATAACTTTTGCAATTTTAACCATCCTATAAACTATTCACTTTTTAAAAAATAACATATATATTATAAAACAAGAATTAAAATTATGGAAAAAAGTAAATTTAAATTAGGTGATGTGCTTCAACTTGAGAGCGAAATTAACGGGTTCGTAAACCAAGAAACTGGAGAAAGAATTTATGAAGGTTTTTTGAAGCAAAATTTAACTATTATTCTAAAATATGAGTTAACAGAACTTAGTGAAGTTTTATCTAAAGAAAGAAGAAAAGTAGACGGACTAAGAGATGATCTTATCAAAAAACATGGTGAGGAAGACGAGAAAGGTGGTATTCTAGTTAAGATGTTTAATGAGGTTAAAGATGATGAGGGTAACGTAATTAGTAAAGTAATTAATCCGAAGTATGTTGAATTTGATAAAGAATATGGTGAGCTTTTAAATA